CGGGTCAAAACGACAAAAAACCTATCCTCCTCAGGTCACTTTCAAAACTACCGGAAAAAGAAAAAAAGAACACCTTACCGGCGCTACCGCGCCTAGCACGTTGGTTTGAAACGACCGATACCGGATAGCGGCGCATACCCCATGACCCACCTATGTTTTTGTCCACCTAGCACGTTTTCGTTTACCTGTTCACACTATGACTTCCTGCCCACGTCTTTTTTCTCGATTGAAATGAACATCACACAGAAGTTCTTTTCGATTGTTCTGGTTGAAGTAGATGGAATCGGGGCTGGAGGGAATGAATGGTCGTGAGGGACAGGAAAACCGTGTTACAGGGAAAGTTTCACACAGGCTCTATGCTCTACTCTTCCCTTATGACACTACAGAGCCTTTCTTCAGGCCGCGAATTTTTGGTGAGAGGATTTTTGTTTTGACCAAAAAGGAATCAGAACTCTTTCGCGAAGTCGTCGAGAACCTCGTCAAGTTCGGTTTCCTTGTGGGTTTTCAGTTCGGCTTCAACTTGTTTGTCGGGAAGTTCTTCCGGCGGGGGTTCCACGATCACTTCGCCTTCAGCATCCTTGAAATCTTCTTTCGTGCCGATTTTTCCAAGATCGCCGAAAAGACGTTCGATGATTCGAGGACCGGAGATGTGGTCCGATCCTGCTCCGGGAGGGATTCCCTTGTCCCGGTCTTCCATGACTTTCGTTTTGCGCATCTCGTTTAGCTGCTCGTGTGCGGCGTCTAGACGGGAAGAAGTCTTGTCGTCTATGATCCCGCCCGCCAAGCGTTGCTGGATAAGACCGAGTTCGGCCGTTTGGAGGTTCGCTTCAATGATCCTTAGCTGCGCCAGCTTGATGTCCTCGATCCCTTCGAGATGGACCGATTCTATGATGTCCGTGAATCCGCATTCGTAGTCGGGCCTGAACTGGGGGCATTGGGTGGTAAAAGCGCATGTGTTGCATGTGATGGGGGGCAGCTTCTTACCGAATCCCTTGTTCAGCTTTTCCATGGATCGTTTTTGGGCGGGAGTGAGCGGCTTAGCAGGTTCCGGCGGCGGGAGGGCGTTCTGGTGTTGTGCTTCCGGTTGAGATTGTTGGTTTGGCTCTTCCTGACCGTCCTTCGTCTCTTCAGGGACTTCCTTGGCACCGTCGCCATTATCACCTACCTTTCCAGAGGGTTCCTCAGTCTTGGGTTCTTCAGTCTTGACCGGGGTTGTTTTTTCGGGCGGGGGAGAGGGTTCGACAGTCTTCGTTTCGGCTTCCTTGGCGGGTTCCTGGAGGGGTTCCTGTGCCGAGTCTTCGGTATGCGTTTTAGGGTCGTTCCCGAAAGCGAATGGGGCACGAGTTTTCGGTACAGCATCGTCTGTGCGGCGAAAGGCACCTTGCACGCCTTTTCGGTCCTTCCGGGGCGGTTTTCGCTTCACCGAGCACGCTTTGGGGCGCTTCTTGGCCTTGCCCGAAAGCGTGCTAGGTGGGGTGTCCGAAAACGTGCGAGGCGGCTTCCGGCGCTTACCCATGTTAGGGTTCCTCCTGGCTAACGCTTTTCGTACATCGTCTGGTGAATCCGGCTGCCTCTTCCCTGGGCGTCGATCCTGTTCGTCAGAGCGTAGTGGACCTTCCAGGGCAGCGCGGGAGTCTTCTTCCGTCTCTTAGGGGGCACATTCGATAGAGGCATCTTGCCCCCGAACCGCTTCAGGGCTTCCTTGTGGGCTTCCATATCGCGTCGTTGGTTCGGCGTCATCACTTGGCACCCTTCTTTCGCTTCTTCTTGTAGGGCTTCGCGAAGCCCCTGTCAAGGAGTTCTTCGTTCAGGTTGGTCCACTCGTCGTCCAAGTTCCACCTGTACCAGACGATGGCCAAGTAGCGCCCGAAGGAGTCCGACTTGGACGTTTGGACTTGGAGGTAGGCTCTCCATCCTTCCCTGGAGTCGAGCAAGTCCGGCAAGTCGAGCACGTCTCCCGACAATTCCTTGAGGATGAAGGTCTTTGCCTGCCGTGCCGCAATCCTCTCATTAGGATTCCTGGACATGAGTTTCAGCGTGTCTATCTCGGCAAGCCTGAGTCGCTGCCTCGTGGTCATGTGGAATCCGAGATCGATGTCCACATCGATGATATCCCCGTCAATCACCCTCACCAGTTTGGCCTTGTACACGTAGCACAGCAGCAATTCGTCGCTCATCTCACTTCCTCCTTAGATCGTGTCCAACTGTCCAAACGCCCGAACGACCTTATCCCATTCCTTTGGGGACACTGTTTTCTCCATCGTGTAGAAATCGGTTCCGATCTTGTACTTGAGTGTCGCACCGCAGAAGAAAGCGCACTCTTCCCTGTACTCAGACTCAGAATTAGGACCCATCAAGTTGAAGTTGGAAGGAACGTTTATGGCCTTACGAATGGCTCTTCCCAAACAAGTCTGGCAGACGACTCTACCCCAACATGGAGTCTTTTCTTCTATCAAACTGTAGTAGCGGTTGCAGATTTCACACTTTGCCAAGTTCTTTAACAAGCCGTCTACCGGGCTCATTCCAAGTCCTCCAATCTTTCCGCTGCATCCACGGCTTCGTCCCATGTGCTGTTCGGTTCCTTGACCGGAGGCTTAGGCGTGTTCTCGTCCACGTAAGCGGGCATCTTGTATGTCGCTCTCTTCTGTCCGCAAATAGGACAGACGAACCCGTCTCCGCGAATGATAGTCCGTTCCTTAAGACGAACTCCCGCACTGAACGTAAAAACCTCGTCGTCGAAATCCAGCGCGTTCAAAGAACACATGTCACAGATTTTACTTCCGCAACAATCCATGACCACGAGTGCTGCGGATGTCGCATTGCAGTTGTCGCACTTATGCATCACAAACTCTCCAACCTCTTGAGAGCATTGAGTGCTTCATTCCACTTGGCCATGTTTCTTTTTTTGTTTACGTGTACACGCCACTCCCCTTTGTCCGGTCCTTTTGTGTACACCGATACGCGAATCCTTTCTCGGCACATGAAACAGTATTCATAAACATAGTTGTACACGGAACCGATTTTCATTCGCTGATATATTTCTCCCATGCAGTCAAAGCACATATAGATTTCACAGCACCCATATATGCAAAACAACTTGTACTTGATAGGGCACCGGCATCTTGCGCATCTCGCGATTCTTTTTTCACCCTGTAGCATCACTTGTCTCCATAGAACAAGTCCATACCTTCGGAGTCCAAACGCTCGACGGGATCAACCTCAGGATCATCCCGTTTGTGCGTGACGAAACGGGGTTTGAACTCTTCAGGCGATGTTCTTTTCCTCGCGCCTGCAGAAACAAGAAGACCGAGATTGTACGCGCGTCTGAGCGCGTCCAGTTCGTCTGGTTTTGGGTTGGCCATGTCCGCGATCTTCTTTGCCGCGTCATCGGTGAACAGGACACCCACATCTTCCGGCGGATTGCTCACGATCCATTTCTTGATCGTCTTCAATCGACCGTGTTGCAGACACGAGAACAGGTAAGCCCGTTCCCGTTTGTCTTTCATGTCGAGGTTGCCGATCTCTTCTTTTGACAGCCCTTGGGTCAAGAGATACCCCTCAATGCCATCGTCGCTGGCACTCCTCACGACCATGGGCTTGGGCATTCTCTTTTCCCAATACGCCTTGACCCGATTCACTTTCGCGAGGTATGCTTCCATCTCGACGAACGAAAGCATGTTCATGCGGATTACCTCATAGTAATCCTCGCTTGCGATCTTGCTCCAGTCAAGCCCAGCGTTTTCGAATTTCACGCGATAGGTCCGGCGGATGTCCTTCTTCGTGTTGTCGTACCGATTGATCGTCTTCCCGTTGAAGATGTCCGTCTCCCCGTACTTCGATCCGAGAAGCCACGTTGTCGAATCCACCGAATAGAAGTCGTAGTTCTGAATCTCGGTGCTTCTCGTGTAGCCGAACACGTGGACTTTGGTCAAGTATTGCCGGGCCGTGGCCATGAGTCGCTGGTAATCGTCGTTAAAGCCGGAACCTATTCCGACGAAATCGTATCGCTGGCAGTAGGCTTTGAAATCGTTTTCGTCATGCCACGTGTCGTGCCACACAAAGACGATTGGAACAACGGACTTGTTCATCTTCTCGAAGATTTCTTCGCGCCACTTCTGCGCGACATCACCTACAATGGTGTCGATGTCCAGTTCCGCCGCGCAAAAGATATAGTCCCTGTATTTGCGGAGAAACTTGGCGTAGTCCCTCACGTACCTCTCGTAGAACTTGAGCGGCTTCTTCCATCCCTTCATAAAGAAGGTGAACGCACCCGAGTCAATGAACACGTCGATGTCGGGGTCCGCGTCCTTCCGCCGCTTGAGGTAGTCAGGATTCTTTCGCAGCGTCCAGTACGTCATCAGCACCGACTTGCCGCCCATCTGCTTCATCGAATCGTAGAACTTAGGGACTTCACCACCGGACAAAAACACACGGGTAGGCATTTCATTTCCCCTTGTACTTGTGCAAGTACATTTCTTGGGAGAGAACTCCTGTCATGTCTTGGCAAACGACTCTCCCACAACCGGAACAGTCCAAAGGGACATAGACATCCTTACACTTTTCTCCGTCACACTGGGAGGCTTTCCCGTGAAGAAAAGTTTTCTTGCACTCAGGACAAACCGATGTTTCACTCCCGCAACAAGGACACCGTATCATCTCGCCACTCTCTTTCTGTTCTTGTGCTGCCTGTCCAGCTTCTTGATGATCTTCTCTTGGTTCTCCAAGATCAGATCGACCTTTTGATTCATGGTCAGCTTGCCGTCCTTGATCTTCCCTTGCCGCCACAGTCTGACGTAGCACGCATGGCACAAAGGGAACTTCTCTTTGAGCCGGTGCTTCGCGGGAGTGCGGCAACCTTTCGCCGAGCAACTCCTTTTCTTCTTCAGTTTCTTTTTCATGTGCTCTTCTCCTCAAAAGTCCTTACGATCAACCTCCACGTTCTCTTCAGCAGCGAGGTTGTACAACGAGTTCAGCACGGTTTCCCAAGAAAAAATCGTCGCGTTCGCGATGCCGAACAGGTCTTTGGGTGCGTTCCACCAAAGAAAACCTTTTTGACTGGCTGACTTCACCATCTCTTTGTACCATTCCTTCACGTCTTGAAGGAAACGGTAGTGCCTGTGCCGATAATTCGTCGGCATCTCCTGTTCCAGTTCATTGAAGATGACGACCTTGCAATAGAACAGCGGGTGAATGGAACTGTTCGAAGAAGTCTTCGCGCGCACTCTCACCACATAGATGTGCATGTTGAGACGCTTGTCCCTGTCGCCGTGCTTCAACTTGACCGAGAGAAGGAGTTTCTCTCCTCCCGCGCTAGAACGCAAAAGGGCTTTTCTTTCTTTTGATGACGGCTTTTTTCTTCGGCGGTTGCTGAGTTGTTTGAACCTTCTGGCCATGTGTCATCTCCTTCGCGTTCGGCTTGCCCTTCACTCTCAATACAGTGAGCACAGGCTTCGGCTTCACGCACGTATCCTGTGCACACCTGTTGAGAATTTTATGGTGATATTCCGCTTGCTCCTTCTTGGCGTACACGGCGCGCTGTTTCTTGTTTTTAACCCAAAGTATTGATCGGCCCACGAAACGCTGAAAGAAGTACACTTCCTCTTCACGTACTGTCTCCTTTTCGCCGGGCCATATCGTTCTTGTTCGAACAGACCTTATCACATAGCCGCTCATTGTCAATCGTCCTCCTTGGGCCATTCTCCTTCTTCGATCCACAGGCCCACGAGTTCCGTGAAACCTGAAGCGACGATGAGAAGCCAGGAACAAAATTGAATGAACTCCGCGACAAGGTAGACGAACTCAGCCAGAAGTATCCTCACCCATTGACTCCTTCAATCCTTGCTCTTCGACCCGTTTCCGCTGTTCGATCCCCGCCCGGATGGAGTTGACGAGCGTTGCGCGTGCGAACTCTGGCGGCATCTGCGAAAGCATCTTCTTTGCCAGGAACGCAGCCGCGACACCCTCTTGTTCTATCCCGTAAACGACTTTGACTCCTTCCTGAATGATCTTTCCGATGACTTGGGCGGACGTTTGCCATCCAGGCTCAATCACCATGAACCGTAGCCACATGAACTGCGCCAGTGTGGCTTCGCGTATCTTCATGGAGAACTGGATTTCCTTCGGCTTCTTCGGATCGGCTTGATGCTGGCGCATGAAGAACGTGAACTTGTTCTGCGCATCACCCATCAGCTTGTCGATCTCGTGCATCTGCTTCTGCTCTTCATGCGTGAGATTCAAAGCCTTCTCAAATTCTTCCTCGTCCTTGTCTTTCCAGCCATGACCGGCATCGTATTCGCTGCTCATTTGTCCGTTGCTCCTTTCTTACGTCCAAAAGTTTCCACGTAGCCTTGCTTCCGCTTGAACGGCATCCTTTGACTCCTTCAAACCGTTTCCCGTCAACTCACGATATGCTTTGATCGTAGCGATTCTGTTGTGCACCCCGAAAGGATGGTGTTGTGTATCGAAATAAGAATACGTCCGTGCTTTGTCCACGACCTTTTCCCAACTTACCGCTTTTATTGTGATGACACCTTTTTCTAAAAGATCGACGAGTTTGTGCAGCCGACGACAGACCATCGGTTCCATCGTCTCGATTTCATCTTCTTCCTCGCACAACGCGAGTACCGTCAGCCACGACGCGGTTTCACGTAGCAGTTCCTTCGTTTCGTCGTCCACGGCTTTCCTTTCTTAGTTGTACTGGAACATCCGCCGTTGTTCGTTCAACTCGATCACCTTGAGCATCATGCGCCCGTCTTCATCGGCGCATTCGTCCGGGTCACAAGCGGGACAACAGGGAACATGAAGGGATTCTCCTGTGGGCACCGTGCCGTCGGGCTGTCTCACTCGTTCCATACGCCCAACTTTGCAGCCACACTGGTTACAAAACACAGGAATCGTATCCACAGGTACCTCATCACTCAAAATGCAAACCCTTTCTGCTTTGATTTCTTTTTCACAATTTGTTCTTCCGGCATCGCATCATCGATAGCCTTTGCCATTTTTTTGACGATGACATGCCGCGCCTTGTAAATCCGTTCGATGAGTTCGGTGAGATCGTATGGAGTACCGAAGACTGTAATAGAGAAATCATCGTGAGTAAACGCACGAGGTTCTTTTCCAGTCTTCCTTTGCTTATCCCACCTTCTCCTCACGGCCTTCGAAGCGTGCCGGAAGTCCAGTTCGAAATGCGCCAGACGATTCTCTCCCCTGGACCACACGATCACTCCAACATCCTCAAAGCCTTTTACCTTTAACTCTTTTCGCAAGCTGGGCATTCGCCTTGTCCCTCGCTGCCTTGGCTTCCTTCACTGTACCGAAAACGTTTCTTTCCTCGACGATGTGCAGATTCCTGTTCCGTTCCATCAAAACGTAAGTGACGTGGTACCTTAAAAGAGCGTGCGTGATTCGCAACTCAAACACCTTTCCTCTCGCACTCACGTATTTCATATCGGCGATCAAGTGTCTCTCACCGCACTCCGAGCATGGGTGCTCTCTGATACAGCTTACCTCTTTGACAAAGTATACCGTATCGTCGAGATCGAACTTGGAAGCCATCAATTTCAATCCTTCTTCTTTTTTCACCATCAGAAAGAAAACCCTCCTTCCTTCTTCCGTTTCCTTCGCTTGGCCGATTTCACGAACTCCTTCGGCTTCACCTTCTTGTTCAGTTTCTCGACCAGCGATTCGAATTTCGGATCGTCGTCTTGCACGATTCGAAGATGGGCCAAGTACAGGAACACATGGTGAGCGGAAGGAAACATAGACACCGATTCCTCAAGAATGGCGATAGGCGCTTTCACGCAATCGTAAGGATACCTGTTCGCCCATCCCCATCCCATGCACAGTTTTTTCCGCCCGCTTTTCCCGCCCAACATTCGGCCAGCCGTCACGTCGAATGTTGATCGATCAATGGGATATTTCTTACCGTCATCGTCGTGGATGTAGGGTTTCTTCCTGTCATGGGCGAACACTCCGGCGTAACGGTCGCCCACGATGAAAGAAAGCTGTTCACCCATGGCCGTGACAGTGCCATACTCGGTATCCCCTTTGATGTTTGATCCCGATTGCACACTACCCTTTCCGTTCGCGGCCCTCCAAGCCGTATAGATGTTGAATGTTTGGTTGTGAAATGCTCCAAGGGAGCACGCGATCTTCCCGTCTCCCCGCAGCATTACAAGGATCATGTCTACCTCCTCAGAAGGAAAAGCCTTCCTCCTTTTTCTTTGGCAGCGTTTCTGTTTTGATCCGTTGCCAGCCCATTCTCCGCAAAGCTCCTTCAAGTTGAATCGTTTCATACCCCGCGTGCAATGCGTCTGGATCGTCGGTGAGTTCCCTGTACGCGAGATTGTCCAATACGGACTGTATCGTCTCGCACAACACTTTGTCACCGGCTTGCCTTCTCAATGCGCCGAATTTCTCCGACACTTGTTTCAAGAAAATACCTTCATCGATATTCGCTCCGGTCACGGAATAGTTGCGATGCACATAATGACGGATCAAAACATACGCAAGCACGGCAAACGCATCAGCATCCGGCGTGATGACCTTCACCACTTCAACAGGCTGGTTCACGGGAGGCGGTACTTTCTTCTTCGTCTTCTTCTTGATGTTCTTCTTCTTGGCTTTCTTTTTCAGAACAACGTGCTCACCCCCACCAAAGTCGAATGCTGATTGATGTTTGCGCTTAGGCATCTGCGCTTGCCTCCGCCACTTGGTCGAACTGGATGTCACACCAAGTCAGGTTCCTCTTTATCTGACTCACGGGGGGCTGAGTGATCTTGAACCTCTTCGCTATCGTCACTTGCAAAACTTCTCTCTTGAGTCGTTAGTCTGACGCGGCTTTCGCAATATCATCAAACTGGATACTCTGAGGATCGACCTTGTAGTACGATGCCGCCAGCTTTCGCAGTGGCGTATCCGCGTGTGCAATGTAGCCTTGCGGAGACACATCCAACACATGCAACCGAATGTCGTCTTTCAGTATGCCTGCCAGTTTGCTCTCGTCAACGTATGACTCGGCATCCGAGATCAAAAGGATTTCGGCTTTACCTTTTCCTTCCTTCTCCTTTTCCCGGATGTCTTCACAAGCCGCTTTCAAGGCGAGCATGATTTCGGTTCCACCCCCGTTGAAATCGGAGATGCCAACCATGCGCGCGAGATCGGCCATCGAATCGTCGTCGTCCGCGATCTTGAGCCGATCCGGCTGGCCAGCGAAGAACCGGAACAGCATGGTTCCCTGTTCCAAGCTGATCTTTTTGATGACGGACAGGCACAACGCGGAAGCGAAAGTTCCCTTCGTGTGCAAGGCGTAGACGTTCGGCGCGATCATGGAGTTCATCGAACCCGACACGTCCAGCAAGGTGTGGAAATACTGCTTCTTCTTTTGCCGTTGCATGTCCTGCCGGACTTGGAGTTCCCCCGTGACCAGCTTCTTGTCCATCATGTCATCGTCAATGACTTCACCGGGGAGCGCCTTGGGAACTTCCTCCACGGTCCTGATCTCCCTCGCGCGGAAATCGTGGGAGATGTACTCCACGTCTTCCTTCTCTTCCGATTCACCCGGCAATAAAGTTTCGTTGAACGTTCTTGCCAGTTCGAAGATCGCAAGCTGCCTTGACGTAACATCGTCCACCATTTGCTCAAGACGCTTGACGAAAGACTCTCCCGTGAATGTGGCATCGAATTCCGGCGTTGCCTTTCCGACCTGATTCATCGGAATCATCATGTTGACCAATTCCACGGTGGCACTCTCTCCCCCGTTCTGTTCCATGTGTTCCGCGAAAGCGGCACCTTGGATCGGATCGAGAATGACAGTGAGGATCGAGAGCGCGATCACGGCGTGAACCAAAGGATCGACGGCGGACGGAGGTTCCTTACAGTCCTTGCTCACCTTCTTGGTGTGGTCAATGGAAAACGTGTTCGGCATGTTGTGATACGACGTGTGCCCTTTGCTGAACTGCTTTCCGAACGCACAATCCTTCGCGTGATTGCACGCATTGCACCGCGCGGGTTGAGTCTTTGCGCTCAGCTTCTTGAAGATGGCCAACAACCTCTCCACGGCATCGTAGGTGTCCTTGACTTGGCACAACTTCAGAAAGTACGGAAGGTGTTTCAGCTTCCGAAAGAAGGAATAGTGCTTCGCCATTCGCTTGTACGCGGCAGTCCACGTCCACCCTTCGTCTTTCATCATCCGCTTGACATTGCGCTTGGCGTTCTTCCGGGACATGAGAGCACGGCCTGTGGACTTTAGCATGAGGTACAAGTCCTGGACGAAACCCTCATCGTCGATCTGGAACTTCCGTGCGATGGCGTGAAGTTCCTTTTTCACATCGTCGTCAAGGACAGGCATCCGCGTTCGCTTCAGCCTCTTCTCCTTGTGGTAATGATAACATACCCGGATCATTTCCCCTCCTTTCTCAGAAAGTCGGCAAGTCTTCGGGCTTGATTCTCTTGCTGACGGCTTCCAGAAGTTTCGCGCAACGCTGCTCGACTTCAGCGAAACCCTTCTCCACGCTGGCATCGGGATTCACAGGCACCTTCCTGTTCTTGAAGCCGCCCTTGATGGTCATCAATTCCTGATGGTACTTCACCAAAAGGTTCGCGCTCCCGGTCTTTGTCTTCGCTTCGACCTTATCGAGAACACGGGAGAACGTCTGCAACTGCTTCCGCGACTTGCTCTTCTCTTCGATGTTGCCGACGACTTTCTGATAGACTTCCTCGAAAGCCGTTTCGTGGTCGCTGTTACCGATGAAACAGAGTCCGAAGCGGGTCGCGTGAATGTCTTGCGCTTCGGCTTCCGTTCGCCCGTCCAGGATAGCGGATGCCTGGATGAGCATGGCCGACCACACATACCGCCGAGTGGAGATGTCCTCGCCCTTCCCCAATCTCTGCCGGTAGAGTTCGAAGAGTTCGTCGTAAGCCGCGACAACATCCTCATCGACTTCGACCGTCTCCCGGAGATCGGCCAGCTTTTCGATGTCCTCGAATGAAATGGTTCCTTCGACTTCCGGCAATCCGTTTTCGAGGAACGCCGTCACAACATTAATGCGTGACGCCCCCTCTTCCAGATCGGGAACCTTGATCCGGCACAGGAAACGATCCGCGACGGCCTGCGCGTCGTTCTTGTCACGCCAGAAATTCGACGTGGCAATCGCGGTATGCAACGGAGACTGGACGGGCTTTCCGATTGAACGGGTGTACTCCCGTTCGTTCAGAACCTCGTTCATGCTCCGAATGCACGCATCGCTTGCGTCGAAATACTCTTCCAGACGCGCAAGCTGGCAGTCGGCCATCCCGCCTCTGATGTTGTACTCATACTCGCCTTCCTCCCGCCACTTCTTCACGTTCAGAGGACCAAACACCGCTTCCTCTGTCATCTGGCGGGTAAGCTGCTTGTGAAAGTACGATGCCCCTTCGATGGATTCCAAAAGGAGTTTCGCGGCAAGAGACTTCGCCGTACCGGGAGGACCAAACATGAATGCGTGCATCCGAAGGATGAGTGCATAGATGCAGGCACGTAGCGCGTCTTCCCTTTCCGCCAGCACTTCGTTAACCTCCTTTTCAATCTCCAACAGGTTCTCGACGATTTTTCTTTCGTGGTTGGTCATAGTTCTCTCCGGTTGAAAGAACGGGAGTGGGGACTTTGACATCCCCACTCCCGACTACCTCAAACGAGGCTGAAGCCGTAGCGGATACGGACGGGAATCTCGTTCCCGAAAGCCCGGATGTCCTTGACGCTCTCCGGTTCGTACCCACTCAGTTCCTTCTTGACGGTATCCTCGAAAGCCCTTTTCGGGGTCGTGAAGACGTGATTGCCGCCGTCAGTAAACGAAACAACAACGGCTACCTCCTTCGCTTTCCTTCCGCGCTTGCCCTTCTTCCTTCCGTTGGCGGGCTTGCGCTTCTTGTACTTGCGCTTCTTCTTCGCGGGAACCTCTTCGTCCTCTCCGCGAGGCTTCTTCCGCTTCTTCCGTTTCTTCTTCGCCATTTCCTACCCTCCTCGAAAAGAGAAAGTGGTAGGGCGTGACGCTTCACAAATCGCCGCCTCCGCCCCACCACATGATTCAGCGCCTACCTGCGCTTCCTGGCCGTCTTCTTGCGCGGAGCCTTCGGCTTCCGCTTGGCGGCTTTTTTCACGGTCTTCTTTGCCACTTTCTTTTTCCGGCCCTTCTTTACCACCTTCTTCTTTGCCGCCTTCTTCTTCACTTTCTTCCTGCCCTTCTTGGCAGCCTTCTTGGGATCGATCTCCCTGTATGCGAAGGCCCGCTTTTTCTTCTCATCCGGCGGCACCAAGGCGAAGACGGTTCCCGTCACCGAATCCATCGCGGCGAATTCGTCGTCCTTCATTTGGGCTTCCACGTTCGCCAGCGCATCCCCGTCGAGTTCCTTTTCGGCAGGGATCATCACCACCCCATTGCAGAACGGCGTTGCTCGGTCGTTCTTCTCGTGCGTGATGATGTAAGGCACGTCCAGATCGGCGATCTCTCCACCGTCAGCCACGAAGAGTGACTTGAAAAGCGTGTAGGCCGTCCAGAGTTTCTTCTTCTTCAACAATGCCGGAATCTTTGCGTATTCCGGCCACTGCTTCGTGTTGCAGTGCTTGTAGTGTCTCGGTTGGAAGAAGTCCGCGAACTCCTTTTTCACCGAGGCTTGCGTTGCTTCCTTCGACTTCCTAGCTCCGGCGACGAACTCTTTGGCGACGGTCAGACGATCCGGGTTGTCTTCCTCGTCACCTTCTTCGTCGTCGGCTTCCGCTTCCTCTTCTTCTTCCTCTTCCTCTTCCTCCTCTTCTTCCTCTTCGTCAACCTCTACTTCGTCTTCCTCTCCTTCCTCTTCCTCCTCTTCGTCCTCTTCGGATTCCTCTTCCTCTTCTTCTTCCTCTTCTTCGTCCTCCTCACCTTCCTCCTCTTCCTCTTCCTCCTCCTCTTCTTCCTCTTCCTCTTCTTCGGATTCCTCTTCCTCTTCTTCTTCCTCTTCCTCGTCCTCACCGGCAGCGAGCTTTTCGCAAGCCTTCTTCACTGCGGCTTCCTTGTCCTCCAACTTCTTCCCGACCTTCACGTCGAGCAGACGGGCCGCTCGGGTCAAGGTCTTTTGGTTGGCAACGGCGTCCTCATCGCTGCACACTGCCGCGATACCTTCCAGCGCGGCCTTGATGTCGGCGAAGGTCATGTCGCCAGGATCGACGCCGATCTTCTCACAAAGGGCCTTCAACTTCTTGCCCTTCATCTTCTTGATGAGTTTCGCGGAAGGAAGACCGATGTCGATGGTTTCCGCTTCTTCTTCTTCCTCTTCCTCGGGTTCCTCTTCCTCGGCAGGCTTCGCGGCCTTTCCACCGAGAATCTTGCCGAGTGCCGCGAAGAACTTCTCACAGAGCGCCAAGCACTTCGCGCCCTTCACAATCTTCGGACTTTTCGCCATCGTTTCATTTCTCCTAAAAGGTTAGTGACGTTTTTTCACAACCCGACTCTTCCGTTTTGAACTCTGCCCGTCTACATACAATCCTCCTTTCCATGCGTCCGGGTTCCAGCGGATCACCTGAATCGGACAAGCCCCGTTCTCGAAGACGGTCGCGCGAATCCCCTTTGGGATGATCCTCTTTCCGCGCTTAATCCCCAAAAGCAAAACCAGATGCTTCGAATCGCCCTTTCCTTCTACCTCCTTTCCGCACACGTACAAGTCCCGATTCAGAAATTTTTCGTCCAGATGCTTTGCCACGATCACGCGGGTTCCTACCCGGAAGATTCTTTTCTGCCGCCGGACCAGTGCGGCGTACATATCCACCTTGCTTTCTCCTTTCCAGGCATTCGACGTATGCCAATGTGTCAAACGCCCCCCGGTCCACGAGGAACTTGATGTGAGAGCATATCGTGCTCTTGCACCGAGTACATGATATGCTCCCCGATCTGTACTGCGTGATTGTGAAGTGAGACTTCTTTGTTTTGACCTTGAACGTTTTCTGGATTTGGTTGCCGGTCCTGGAGAAGTCTCCCAACATGGTGTAGCGGAACATCTTGGTCTTGTACTTGCGCCTCATCTATCTCGCCGACCTTCGGCCCTTCTTCTCGGCCTTCTTCTTTTTCTTCCCCCCGGTCCTGTTGGCTTCCTTCGGCACGTCACAGTCCGCCAGTTCGGCGATGTCCACCTTTCCGGCATTGATCCCTTTCAGATTGACATTCACCAAGGCGGACTTGATGGCCTTGTAGGAAGAAATGGTCAACCGGACGCCACGAGGCGAGGGTTGCCACGTCTTGTACGTCTCCGAATCCTCGCGGTTGTCGAAATACCACCGACGAATGTCGATCATCGGCTTGCTCTTCTTGGTCTGCTGGACGACGCGAACTCGTAACTGTTCGCGCCCCAGGTCTTCCACGTACACCAGGACCGACTTGTCCGGGTCTGTTGACACCATCTCATTCCCTCCAAAAGAAAATCCACTTCACGAGAAAACCAACGACGACGATGAACACACCACAGATGAACGCGGTGAGTAGATCAGCACCCGCGTTCACTACATTGTACTCTTCTCCTTTCTTCTTTTTCATGCTGTCGGCAAAACGATCCCAGTGACTCTTGTCCTTGCTCACATCAAATCAACCTCCTTTCACGCTCCGCGCAAATCAGAAAGCGAACGACGACTGCCGCGCTTTCTTACCTCCTTCGATCCGGGCCTTGTGCTTCTTGAAATACGCGAGAAGAGCATTTCTTCTTTCGATCTTACTCTCCCTCTTCTTGCACAAGTCGATCATCTGACTGCCTTCGAGGCGAAGAAGACCCAATTCCTTGGCGGTCTTCCGGTAGTCCACGCCCGTCAACGCTTCCAGATAACCGAACTGGCTTTTCGTGATCTCGTTGCCAGGAACCCGATTGTATCTCCTCTTTCCCATCTTCTTCTGTTCGGACTTCGGCAGTCCGTTCTTTGTCCGTGCGTTGTCGATCATCGCGGACATCTGTTTCTTGGTATAATTGCCAACGACTGCCGTTCCGCTCAGGTCTTCGTAGTACCTGATTTGCTTCGCCGTGGCGGGTTCGTTCTCTCTCCTTTCCTTTTCCGCCGCCAACTCCGAAGGACGCTTAGCCGTCTTCCTTCTGGCGACACCGGCCTTCCACATCTCCTTCGCCCGTTCGCGGACACGTTTCAGCACGCCAGCCCAGTTCTCCGTTCGATTGATCCGAGTGGTCTTGGCCAACGGAGCTTCCTCTTCAGGATTCTCCCACCGCCGGACAGCGACAACGCGGATCGCGTCTTCCCCTTCCCCACGAAACTTGTCGCCTTTGATGCTGGAATAGATACGCACCCAGGCGCGAGTACGTAGCTTCTTCCCGTTCTCTTGCGCGACGATCTGCCGTTCGAAGACACGTTCCCCCTTGGACTCCGTTTCGAGGAACGACATGTTCAACATCAAATGCAAGAACCTTTTCACTTTTATCGAGTCACTCGGCATCCGTGGGTTCTCCTTCCTCTTCTTCCTCCCTCTTCTTCCTCTTCCAAGGTCCTTTGCCCTTTTTCGAAAACGTCGTACATGACTTCGAGAGACACCTTCCCTTCTCTCATGTACTCTTCGCCCGCGTCCTCAATCGCGTAGCGATTGTTCCAGATGTAAACGTGCGGCTTGTGACTGTTCTTCGAACGGGTGCGGAGATACAACTGCTCGTCGGCCACCAAATGACCGTCTTTCCACATCCGCTTTTTCACGAGATCGTGATCGCCCGCATTGAGCAACAGCTTGATGTGGTAGAGAAGCTGGGACTCTTTGCTTCCCCATGAACCGCCCTTGATTGGAGGATCACCTTTCTCCCGCGTGACGATCAGACTCGATCCTTCGAAAACAAGTTTCATGGTTTTTCCTTTCTAATCCAGGTATTGAACTTTCACGGAACCCCGGAATCCGTGTTTTTCCATGTGATCTTTCGTGTAGTTCTCCCTGAAGACTTCGATTTCTTCCGGCGAGCGCCAGCCCGTGATGGTGCCTGTCACACCTGTTCCCGCTCCCTTCGCCGTGTAGATTCGACCAAACGTAGTGAGTTTGACCTTTCGCTTGCCATCCGTGTCGAAAGGCTTCCCGCACTTGTGGCACGCATCCTGGAAATCGAGATCGAAGACCGTACCACAGGCATCGCATGTCCAGCTTGCCATCATTTCCCCTTTTCTCTGGTTCGCCCTTTCGAGTCCTGTTCCAGCATACGTAGCCGACCCATGTGGCGAATCCAGCTTCGGTGGACAGGCTCGTCCCGCTTCACGCAATCGAGAATGTCGGGAAGCGCCTCCCGCATTTCCCGGCGCGTGGAACCCGTCTCCTTCTTCACGATGTCCAGGATCATCTTGGTCGGGAACTTCGAAAACAGTTTCATGGTTTTCTCCTTTTCAAAACGCGAAAGAACCTTGCTTCGCTTTCTGGCCAACGTGCTTACCCCCACCTTTCTTCTTAGCCTTCAACTCCTTGTCCTTCCTGGCTTGCGCGGCCATCTTCGCCTTGTACGAGATTTCGTACAACTCCATCATCTCGTCCAGCTTGGACCGGACGCCTTTCGGCGTCCACTTGCCCTTGAGCCAGTACGCGCAAGCGGCGTACATGTGAGCACCCGCCTGGGTGTCGTCGGCTTTCTTGGCTTCCTTGATGGCCGTAAGACTCTCTTTCTTCTTGGCCGGTTCCTTCTCCTTGACTGCCTTCTTCACAAGCTTTTTCTTTGCCACTCGTTATCTCCTTTTCTTCCACACATCCCGGAAGTACCAGCCATACTCGGGAACACCATTGCCGTCGATCCTCTTGCACACCTGTCGGAGCGCAAGATCGAACAGTTCGAAGATGTCATCCTTGATGTCGTTCCGGTCTCTGCCGGAAATGGTGATCTTGAATCCTACGAACTGGGGACGCACAATGACAGTGTGGTATGTCCACCCGTCGTAGAATCCATACTTGTTCATGTGGTGAAATGATGTGTCGAAAACCAACTTCTCTGCCGTCGAACGGTTGCAGTCCAGTGTGGTTCCGTCGTCGAACCCGCCCCCGGACGGATAAAACTGCTCTTCCATCCATTGAAGTGTGCTGTAGTACGCGTGCGTATGGTCATCCGTGCACCTTGTCAGCGCGTTGAGAATGGAAGACAACTCCTGTGCCACGGTGTATTCCGACATTTGAATCTCCTTTCTTCTCCGAACTCAGACACGAGCCTGTGCCTTCAACTCTCCGTTCGCTGCGATCTCGTCTCCGTCCTTGAAAGGGAAGCCGCGTTTCCATCCTTCGTGCCAATACCACACGTGGGAATGTTGGCTGATCCTGTAGTTCCCAGGCAAGTACCGATTGATCCGGTCTTTCGTGGTGACGGTCTCCCATCCGCCCGTCACCACGATGATTCTGCCGTCCGGCTTGAAACGTAGGATGTTGGTTCTGTGCAACCGGACGCAGATGTCCTTCCCGTCCCGCTCCAAGTAGGTGTTGTTCGTCAACTTACGGCTTTTCTTACACCTGCCTTGAAGCAAACTGTCCGCTTTCTTGTAAGTCATTCCCGTTCTCCTTTCTTCTTCAAGAGTGTTTTGACGGCCCATTTGCGCATTGCCGCCCATTCGGTTCCGACACTGTTCCAACCCCCGCCCTTGTTCCAGGCGTCGTACAACTCTTGCGGGAGCGGAATGCCTTGCTCCCACGTCTTGCGGGAAACAGTCTTCGGCAAGCCGCTGTTACCGTAAGCGCCGCACACGAAGACAGTCCTGTTCTTGACACGGGCACAGCCCATCATCCAATGTCCGCATTGCCTGAGTGCGACCTTGCGGACGATTCCACGTAAATTGTTTTTCTTACCCACGTCCTCATCGTCCGGTTGCATGAGGATCAAAAACGGAGCGCGTCTGTGATGCTGCTCCGTACCTTTGTAGTACGTCCCTGCTTCATCTGTCACGTACATGCCGGTTCTCCTTTTTCATCAACCGGAATTGACCAGAACATATGGTCAATCTGCCGGACATCCTGTCCTTCTTGTTCTTTGCTGCGCACACATAGTTCTTCAAGCTACCGCCGGCAGGAACACGGGTTTTCACCCCGCATCTTTGGCAAACAACATCCCTTGTCTTCCGAACATACACCGTCTTTGCCTTCTTCTTCGTTTTGGTCCCGCTCCCGAAGATTTCGGGATGGCTCTTTGCCAAGCGTTTGTTCACCGCTTCCAGAAGCGCGTTGTTAGGATCGTTGTCCATCGCTTCGCCCAATTTCACGAACTCCTCATCCCGAAGATGCTCTTCGAGAACCTTCGCTGTCTTCACGAAAATCGCTTGCATGATTCTCTCCTTTCAGATTGTGTTTTCGTCACTTGTGAAAACGAAGAAGTCAATCAACCTTTCTCACGTAGCACACACCCACCAGTGCTCTCTTGATTTCGTGTTCGGCGGACTTCTTCGCTTCGAGAGCATCCTCTTCCCGACGATGTACTCCGTACTCGGGATGGATTCTCGACTCTTCTTCCGTTGTCATCGTACCCTAGAGAACGCGCGGCTTGATGGACGTACTCAGCAAACTTCGCGTCCACCGCCGAAAACTCGACGCCCTGTTCTCTCATTGCATCGACCGATTCCAAGGTCTTTTCCCCGATCTTGGCGATGTCCAGGATGTGCATGTCGTCTTCACGACCCAAGACGACAGCAACTTCGTACAAAAACGCTTTGACACGACCCATGGTCATCTCCCTCTCTTTCTTCGGTTCACTTCTCAAAGGCCACTAGCAGTGCTCCCGGCGTTTTCGCGATCCGCCGCTTTTTGCGTCGCGCCTAACCCGCGCTTTCAAGCCAACGTGCCGACCTGTTCCGCGCTCGTGACGCCGCATTTTGTTTTCGGCTTGAATCGACATACCAGAAGCATTAGCTAGGGGTCTTTTCCCCTATCCACGGCGAGACTGCGACTTTGCACGTGCATTCCCCGCGACCTGGCCTATCGGCACGGCCCGCTATGGTTTTGGATTGCCTTACGGGACGAGGTTTGCACGCGACAGCTTTTGCCAAGACTTAGAACCTAACCATTCCGGTTTTCTGGATTAGGACGGGAGCGAAGATGGCCCGCTTGTCACCACCTAGCCCGATCCGCCGTTCGTCCGAAGGTCTGCTTGGCCGCTTGTCCGTCTCTGTGTGTTCGCAACCGGGTGCTTTCCCGGTCCACTCGCGGTTTGCGGCCCGCCCCTAGCAATCGTCTCCCGACGATTCCGTGGGCGCGAACCCCGCTCTTAATCCTGCGATTCATTCCCGCGACCTTGGCTTGCTCCGTTGGATTCGGCTTCAGGCCGTACCCTAGCTCGGGTTCCCCGCGCGTCACATAGAACGCGATAACCGGGTTTCGCCGTCGCTCGTAAATCGCTCAATTGTCAAAGAACATTATACTATGTGGCATTATAGCGAAATGCCAGCATAGTGCAAGCACAGAAAAAACTTTTTCACGTGAAATTTCACTAATTCCTGCACATGGTGCACAAGTGCAGGATAGGGCCACATCTGCTTATAGGTTATCACATGACGGTAGACGGGGTTTACCAGATTACCTCTATGCGAGCAAAGAAAGGGTATAAGTGACCTTGAACCTATGCCATGCCGAGAAACTTGTGAACCTGTGGGACAAACCTGACGGCCAAACACCTTTTCACATCGTCGCTGAACGGAAAGGCAAAAGCACATTGATTTGTTTCACGTTGGTTTGAAAACACCTTGTCTTTTTCGGAAAAGATTCCACTCTCCAATATCACCTTTATCGCATCTGGATGGCCGTCAGCGGGTTGGATGAAAACTTCTCTCACAAAGACTTCTTCTTTCAGGATTTCCTCGACTTCCCTCATGTCCTGTTCCGTGCCGACAACGAACTTGAAATAGCAATTCGTCATATAACGGACCAATGTAGGAAGCGCACTGCGCCTACCGGAGCTAGAGAGTTTCGGAGAAATGATCCATGCGTCAATGCAAACGAAATGTTTCGGATCGCACTTGTCCAGAAGTTCCCCGTTCGTTTCGATTGAAGTCCCGAACGCCGGTTCGATCTCTTTGCAGATTTGAACAATCTGTGGAAGGAAGATAGTAGGCTCACCGCCAGTGAAAACAACATGGCGCTTGTGAAGAGGAAAAGACTTCAAAACAGAAATAACATACTCGACAGATAACGAAAGGTGTTTTGTTTCCGCCTGACTCGGTTTGATATTTTCCGGTTTGTAGCCGCTATCGCACCAACTACATGTTCGATTGCATCCAAGAGTCCTCAGAAAAACAGAAGGAAGGCCAACTGTTGGACCTTCCCCGGAAATCGTCTCATAAATTTCATGTACACCAATTTCTTTAGGAGTTCCTTGCCTCCGCATAAGATGTATTCGTTTCCCAAACGCGAAGGGAGTCCAGTCTTGCGGATTCATGCTCGAAACACTCCTTCATCTCCGCGAACCAATGAAGCGCCAACACTTCAACCGTAGGGTCTTGATGGATTATGAACACGTGTTCCCTGAAGCCGCCCTCAATGAGAACGCCCGCGAGAGGATCGTCTATTTTGAGAACGACTTTATGATCCCATCTCTCCACGACGTGTTTCAACTTTTTGAGTTCCGCGAAGTCCACCACAAATCCGTTGTCGCCTATGTTGCCGTAGGCCGTCAACTCCACGCGGTAGTTGTGCCCGTGCAAGAAACGACACTTCCCTTCGTGCCGCATCAACCTATGGGCGATAGAGAACTCGCCCAAAAATTTCGTTACCTTGACCATTAGTTTACCTCATTCCTAGGCTACCTCTTCCTTTGTCCTTGCACGCATTCCGACCGAGTTTTTGTTCGATCCACACTTGCGCCATGGGCCGATCTTCTTTCTTCAACGTCTTGAAATCCTCAAAGCACTCATTACACACGGCATGTCCCGCGATTGTCCTATGAGGATTCCCTTCGTTTTCCCGGCAGGCGCAACATCTCATACCCTACTCTCCTTTGTCTTCTTCGGATTTTTCACCTTCATCTTCCTTGGGCGCTTCTTCAGGGGATACGACAGTCTTCGGAGGAGCGTCAAAGACGTACTCGACAGTCTTGTTCTTTACGGCTTCGGTGAAATTCCGAAACATGTTCACGCAATCGACACGGTTCTCGTAGCCTTGCCCGCCTTGCGAGCCGGTGCCGAAGAGATAATTCCCGTTGGCACTGTACACGCTTACCTCGTGTTTGGCTTTCTTTCCCTTTCCCTGCCTGCTGAACACGACTTGATGAGTCATCTTTCCTGAAATCGCCATTGATTCGCTCCTTTCTTTCTCTTCAATCTTACTTCTCCAAAAAGCAAAAAACGACAATGCTCCCACAAGAGCTATGATCGTGAGCGCATACATTAGGTCTACCATGTGATCTCTCATGGTTTTACTCGCTCGTGATTCGAAGTTCTCCAAAACAGCGCGTCGTGGCTCCCCCGCCTGGATTCGAACCAGGAATCGCGGATTACGCAGAAAGACGGAGCCTCCCAACAGTAACGGCACGATGACAAACAGCACAGAGCAACACGCACTTCTCAGCTTCTTTCCGCAGTCGTTCATATGATTCATTACACCCAGCAATTACAAATAGCTTTCGTATGCCTTTTCGATGATGAAAGTCAAAGCCTTCTCGCCCATCTCGCGTCGGCGTTTTGTCTTCGTCCCTTTCTGCATTTTCAATCTCCTTCGCCGTCGTGATACCATTTCACCACAGGGAATCATTTTATGTGCTCCAGGATTTCATCCTTGACTTGCAAACCCGCTTGCCCGAGCACGACGCAGACTTTGGTCGCCGCATGGATGTCACCAGTTCCCGTGCATACACACGCATGGTGGGCCTTGGAGAGAACGCAAACGGCTTCAGGTTTGAGCCTTTCTTCAAGCTCTGCGGCGATTCTATGCGTGAACTCTTCTTGAAGAGTTCCGACCTTCGAGAAGAATTCAACCAACTGTGGAAGTTTCGAGAATCCGACGATGTGTTTTCCTGGTAAATAACCGATTCCGACTGTCCCATAGAACGGCACGAAGTGATGTTGGCAGATCGATACGAAACAGATGTCTCGCATGACAACGATGTCGTTCCCTCTTGATTTGAACAACTTGAAGTCGAAAGGTAATCGGTGAGGATAGCGATCATTGATCTTGTCCTTGTTCGCTGTCATCTGTTCAAGCATCTTGACGACACGCCGGGGAGTCTCCAGCGTTTCGTTCTTCAGCTTTATGCCTAGATGGTGGCACATCCGGGCATAGGCTTTTTCAGCCGATTTACGCTTTCTGGCGTTCACAGAACTCCTCCCAACCCTTCTTTCGGAGTAAGCAAGCTGGACATTTTCCGCATCCGTGTCCCCAACTGTGTTTGCCTAACCCTGTGTTATAGCAAGTCGCTGTTTCAGTCAAGATGGTTTCCAGAACGCCCAACTCATCCGCTGCTTCAAAGATGCGCGCCTTCGTCATGTTTATTAACGGCGTGAACAGGCGCACAGTGTTCTTAGGCAATCCCAAGGCGAAGTTGATAGCGTCTTCACACGCAGCAACAAACTCATAACGGCAATCAGGATAGCCGCTGGAATCCGCTTGGCACACGCCGCTGTAGATGTGCTCTATCCCCCGGCTGACGGCCACTCCGGCAGCGATAGAGAAGAACACCATGTTCCGGCCAGGAACAAACGACGTGGGCAATCCCTTGAACCTCTTGCTTTCCTCGATCTTCTCAAAACTGTACCCTGTCAGAGCGGAATCGAGGAGTGCTCCGTAGTTCTTCAAATCAACGGTGTCGTGCTTGCGGACTTCGAAGATTTTCCCTATCCGCTTTGCTTGGAGCAGTTCCATCTCATGCCGCTGGCCGTAACAAAAAGACAGAGCATCCACGAACGGATACTTGAAGTTCCGTTTCATCAGCGCAAGACAGGTTGCCGAATCCTGTCCGCCGGAAAGAAGAATCAGTGCGCCTTTTTGTCCTGATTCCATTTCTTGTACACCTTCTGTGCAGAGGTTATCGCGGAAGCCCGAACCAAACATGCGAGGCACACTTCGCAACCTTTTGGATCGTAGTTGCAGGAATTCGTTTTTTCAAGATCGATGCCGAGACTAAGCGCGAGCAAAGCAACTTGATGCTTCTGGAATCCGCATTCAAGAAACGGCGCTCGTATCTCGGTGATTTCGTCTTTCGTGAAGCCGCCGACTTCCTGAAGTTCCCGATACGTGTCAAGGAAAGCGGAAGTGCGATCCGAATGCGGTTCCTCCTCTTCGTGATGGAAACCCACGAACAGGTCCATCTCTTCTATGCTGGCCAAACAAGCGCCCTGTGTGATGAGGAAAGTGTTCCTTCCGTTGATGTAGTCCTTGGCAATGGAACTGCGTCCAGGTTCTATCTTCTCGCCAAAGCGGAAAATCGGCCCGCCTTTGACTTCATCTTTCATCGGTATGTCAGCCCTGTGCCTCACCAAGAATCCTCTCCCGAGAACTCCTTGATGATACTCGACGTACTCTATGGACTTTTCTGTTGTCACTTGCCCGAAGTCAACGACCAAGTTGATGATCCGTTCTTCAGGGTTCACTCCGTACACAAAGGGGTTCTTTGCGATGGCATAGAACAGCGCGGTAGAATCTAGTCCTCCAGAAGCCAGGATCACGGGCATTTTCTTTCTCCTTCCGCTGTGCAACGTATCCTCACACCGCCGCGAGAGTTGAACGTGGTACTCACACTCACAGTCAAAGGATCGATGGCTTTCAAGAAGTCATCTCGAATCCTTGCTGTGATGCTTTCCTGAAACGCCTTGAAGTTCCTGTAGCTCCCCAAGTACAGCTTCAGCGACTTCGATTCACAGATGCTTTCGAAAGGCGTGTACTGTATGTCGATTGCCCCGAAGTCCGGTTGTCCCGTCACCGGACAGAGAGACGTGAACTCTTCGAAAGAAATGCAGATACTCGGCGTTGGATGCTTCACTTGGAAAGGAACGCCTACGAGCAAGGATGGCGAATATTCTTCTGGAAACGGAACCACTTTGCCGAGCGGGATGTCTTCCATGGCCGTACCGTCCACTGCGGAGAGTAAAAGAAAAAGGCGAGTATTTCTAGCGTCCGCAAACGCTAACGGTTGACTCGCCTTCCCCCTACAACGAATGCTTACGGTCGCGGGGGACGCCTTCGCTTGCCAGCCTGCACGCCCAGGCGCTGTCTGCCACGGCCTGCCGCTGCACCCCCACGGCGACGGCCTGCACGAACGCCTCGACGCCCTTTGCGGCCTGCCGCTGCTGTTCCCCCCTTTCCTCCCCCTGGCATGATCGCCTCCTCTCTTCCTTGTACCGGCCTGAGTGCCAGTACGACGATCACAGCCTAGTAGAATCCCGGCTTCCCGTCAAGCGGACGGCTTATCCGAACTTGCTTCTTGAGGGGTTATTTTATGCACAGGACGCCAGTTTGCAACCCTGAAATTCTTGTGATTCTCAGGAACCACACTCACAAGGCGCAAAACTGAGCAATCTTTGATGATTTTTTCCTTCGTTTCCCGGTTCTCGACTACGACGCTCGTCCAGTAGGGGATACAGGCGACACGCAGCCTGGAACGCTTGGTGACGAAATCCCTGTTGATGGCCCTGCATGTGATGATCGCGCACTTGTACGCTTGGTGGCCCGCGTTCGCCCCGAGAAAGACGAACTCGATAGGGCGCACTCCCCGTGCCCACAGGTTGTAGGCGTCCATCCCTATCTTGAAAACTTGGGTCGCTCCGCTGATCCTCACAGACCCCCGGTGGTAGCTGTACTCAGCCTTCTTCACCGAGCCGGTCTTCTCTTCTTTGATGTTCCCGTTTGCTTCCGGCATTGTTCCATCCTCGCTTTCGGCAGTAGGGCAGCAATGGTTTTGATGTCTCCCGGATCGATCAACACAAGGAACTGAGGGCATCCCTTCTGTCTGTGTTGTCGCCGTTGGGCCAAGGCCACGATGAGAGGCTTACCCTCTTCCTGTGCCTTGGGAAGCTGCTCCTTCCACAGCTCCACAGCCGCGTGCTTGTCGCGGTACTTCGTTTCGATGTAGAAGTGAGGGCTACGGGAGTCTGATTGGGTGTCGTGGCCCGAGTTGCTACCAGACAGAGGAACGCGCTTGGTTCCGAAGAACGCCGCTACATCGGCTTCGACCTTCTTCCAGTGCTTCGATCTCTGCTTCGCTGTGCGGGCCATGACTCTCTCCTGATCTGCCGAAGTCTACGAGGTTTTCACCGCCTGTCAACCATTTCCTCTTCGACTTCTCGTTGATGACTCGGCTTTCTCCGGCAACTCAAGCTCGACTAGAGCGTTCATACTCGACACTCCTTCTGCTTTGATCGCGGCTCAACGCCTTGGATTTCCGGTCGTAGTTGTCCACTCGCGTTTCAAGGGCGATTTTCATCGCCTCAAGTTCCTCGCACCTACGGACCAACTTTTGAATCTTCGGATCAAGGTCCATCTCCGCATCCTGTTCGTACTTCTTTTTCCCTCCGCTTGCGAATCGAATCCTCGCCCTTGCCGTGCGCAAACTTCTTTGCGCACCGATCAACTGGATTCTCGTTTTGGCGAGATGATCGTTGGCATAGGCATACCACGCCACCATAGCCGTGTAAGCTCGTTGCAGCCTCTTGGGCGGCAGGCGTGTAGGGTCAATCGGCATTTGCGCCGTGCTGTCCTTCGGCTTGTCCGTATCGACGATACCTACAGCGCGAATGCGGCGCTCCGTTTCTTCGAGGATGGTCCTTTTCTTTTTGCTTTTCGTCCCTTTGCGTTTTTTAACCATTTCCTTCCCTTTCTCTCATCCCAACAAATGTTGGTGTAGAAACATCCCTTGCAAGGAAAACGGTGCACAGACTCCCCTTCCCTCTTCGGCAACTTCCGGTTGTCCACGTGGTCACGGAGATAATCCAAACGCTTCTTCCGTTTCCTTTCGTCGCTCTTGTTGAACTCGAAAAACGTCTCGCGCAACGTTTGATCGTTCTTGTTCTCGTAGATGAACACGGCACGATGAATCTTCAAGTGCTTCATGTACATGTGAATCTGCTGCTTGTACCCTTCCTTCCCGTAATGCCGTCCAAGGTTCTTGAAGCCGTAGTCATTGATGGATTTGAAATCGACGATGTACTTCTTCCCCTTTAGACTCACTATGGCGTCACAGGTTCCTTGTTCATCGCCGACAGTGAAGGGAACTTCGATGTCATCTATCGTACAAAGGCCCATTCGGACGAAGAGGACTTGCATTCGCAAGTGAAGCGAATCGCCCGTGGCAAAGATTCGCTGTGACTTGGCGATGTCCGCGATACCACCCATCGGAGGTTTGTTCTTGGGTGCGCGCATGGATTTGTAGACAGTCCTTCTAGCGCATCCCCCGATAGCGGAAGGATGATAATACTTGTCCCTGTAGTCTTTCTTCGCGGCCTTCCACTGCTTGAACTTGCGTTCGGCCAATGCCAGTTCGATCTTTGCTTCGGCACGCCGAATGTCAACGTCCGTTATTTCCCGGCGCATGAGGGCCATCTGTTCATCGTAAAGGAAGCGATCAATGACGTTGATGAACGAGACTTTCCTCTTCTTCATCTTGTTCACGTCTTTCCACAGGTTGCGAAGCATTCTTCTTTGACTCCCTGTATTTGTCGATCTGACCCTTAGCTTCTTTCAAACCAAGACCTGTTCTGGCACGGTACTTCTTGACGGCAGGAATGATTCCATCCTGAATGTGTTTATCGACCAGCTTCTTCTCTTCCTCGTTCAATTCTGGAAACGTACCAACACGAACGGCCTTGGTGATCTCCGGGTACGCTTGCCACACATGAGCCGCCCGAGTAGTGACCACGCGATGCTCCGTTCCGGGAGCGTAGGCGTCGATATACTTCTGAAGTGTTCTTTTCTTGTGCGCCGTCACAAGATCGACAGTTTCATATTCGAAGCCTTTTCCTTTGATAGTTCGCAAAAGTCCGTAGTAAGTCCGCTTCGTCCTTGTACCAAACCCCATTGCGCTAGCCATGATCGTTTCTCCTTTCGGTCAGTGAAAATGCAAACGCGGGTTCAAGGCGTCGGCTCTCCCTCTCCCCCGCGTTTGCAAGCCGCCCGTCCCAGGGGGCAGCCGTTTTCCAACTAGTTACCCAATGTTTGTGCACAAAATGTACACAAATTAACCTTCTTGACGCAGCATCCATCACACACACGTTGCCCACACGAAGGGCATGTGCTCAATTCCCATGGAGGTGTAGAAGAAATACAAATAGCACAAAAATGATCGTCATCATCTAACTCATCATCTAACTCATCATCGTCTTCAACTTCTGCGTTGGCTTTTTCAATACACTCATCACAATGCCCATCACACTCGTTGTCGCAGCCACAAACGGTGTCAAAACAATCAGAACAAATAGGCTTTTTCTCAGTTTCCATTTCAATGAAAAACACACAAAACGGACACGTATTCTGTCCGCACACACAACACTTACGGAGTTCTGTGCCCGCCCTTCCGCAAACACCGCATTTGCAACTATCGGGCATTCGCTCTCCGGTTAATCCGTCTTCGATCATTCCGTGTCCCTTTCGCGTTCGCACTTCTTGAAACCGGACGAAGATTCGATGAAGCGTTTTTGCTTGTCGGCCCGCCCTGAATGTTGTGGTTCTTCTTGTCCCGCGTCACGGGCTTGACATGGCCAACAAGTTTTCCCGTCCCGCGTAACTTGTCCCGCATCTTTGCCATGTTCGCCCATCTTCCGTCCTTCCAGTTCGATCCCGCCTTTCCCTTCTTGCTCCCTGAACCTTTGCCGCCCACTGTTACGCCCTCCTTTTTCTCTGCTTCGTAAGCCAGCCCCAAGATCGACCAAGTTTGATGTCTGTAATCGTAACTTGATGAACACCAAACTTCCTAGAGATTTCAGTTGGGCCTTCACCTTGCGCTAACAATCGACAGATACGGCGCACATCTCTTTCCTTCAACTTAGCCCCGTTTTGCTTCGATCCTTGAACATGCGTTCCGTGCCGCTTTTTGTCAGCTATGTTTTCTTTCTTAGTCCCCCAAACCAAATTGCCGATCCTGTTATTGGCCGGGTTCCCGTCCAGATGACGGCATTCCATGCCTTCAGGACACGGGCCGACGAAAGCAAGAAGCACAAGACGGCAAACCTTGAAGTTGAACGACTTGTTGCTAAGGCTAAACGTAATGATCGGTCTTCCGTTTTCCGAGATGTTGTGCGGGCGTATCCTGGCCGTCTGGCCGATGAAGTGTCTAAAGCCACGACACGCCCCCTCTTGTTTTTCGCGCCCAAAAAGAACGCACACGTCCCTGGTCGGAGACTTCATATCCTTCCCATCCGGGAATGGGCTTCCAGATTTCTCTCTTCCGCCCGCCCATCGCTCTCCTCCTCAATCTCCGTTCACTGCTTCAAACTTGAACACTTCCCCCGGCAAAAAGTTCTTGGCTTCTTCCTTGGGCACGAATATACGAAGCTTTCCATCGTCCACGTCTACACAGTTTTCCTTTCCATCCTGTGTGTATCGCAAACACGCGGAAAACAACACACTGTAAGCGTTATCGGCCATACTTTCTCTTGCGATGCCTTCCACACGCAAATCAACTTCCTTTAATATCAACATTTTTTTCTCCTTTCAGGAACTCGACAAGATCGGGATTGAAAACGGCAAACACATCATCCTCTTCTTTCATAACTTCGACAACTTCTTCGACAGTAGGCGTAGGGCGTTCTCCGCATGAGTACCTTGCATCCATCACGTAACGCTTCGCTTCCACTTCCCGCAACTTCGTAAAGAGAGGATGATTCCGAACAAACTTATCCGCTTCGTTCTTGCAAGGACAACAAATATATGCCGTGATTCCTCCTCGAAACTTTGTCATTTCCCTGCCGAAAAGACCGGCTGCTCTTCCACATCGCTCACACTTGTTCATCTCAAATCTCCTTCCCTCTCAGCGCCCGGTACTTCTCCAAAGCTTCCTCTTTTGAAGCACAGCTTTTCAACTCCAAGTACCATTCCCTAGGCAGCTTCTTCCCGTGGACTTTCTTAACTGCGCGAAGGATTTTCTTTTCCTCCTTGTACCGGGCCATGTAGGTTTCTCCTTATCGCCCTCTTTGCCTTGTGCTCGATTCCCGGTGACGCTTCCGTGTGCGCGCCACTGAGAGGGATGTTCACTATCTCGCCGTTTGGCATCCGGTAAATCTTGTGACTCCCCTTGCTACGTAGGAACTTTCCCCCTTCACTCTCCACTAATCTGATTAAGGCTTTTGTCTTCATCGAGTTTGTCTCCAAAGGCCAATACGAACGCCCCGATCAACGCAGACGCTTCTTTTGAATTAATGGGGCGGTTTTCTCCGCTTACCCCGAACCAGGTTTCTCCGGTTGTGTCTCGGGAAACAGTTAGAGACGGACCTTTCCGCAAGTGCACATTAATTTCAAGATCGATCTCAGGCATCACTCATCCTCCACAAAGTGATAGTCGAACGTTGATTCCGCCAGGACATACACGCGCATGTCCTCAATCCCTAAGCTGTTTGCCACACTGTTCCACAATGTATCTTACTCACCCTCTCTTTCATTCTCTAAGTCTCCTTTCTATCGCATCTCGGACAAAATCAAAAGTTGTCTCGGTCAAAATATAAACATTCACATCTTGAATTTGAATCTCCATGAGCGGTTCCAATCCTTCTTTAGCCGCCCGTTCAATGATCTTCTCGATGTCAGCCTTCTTCAAGATGATTTGTTTCTTGTCCGTCCTCTTACATTCCGCAAGCCACTGCGGACCTTTCACATCCCCTTTGTTGCGCCATCCGCATCCCGATCCCGGCTGGACACGCCCGTTCAACTTCTCAGCCAAGCGTTTCTCTTGTTGATCCGATTTCAGCCGCTTCATAGCGCGAACGCCTTTCTGTTCTTCTTCTGCCGCTTTTTCGCTTTATCCCCGGTGCGCTTCAGTTGGAGTTTTCCTTTGTGTACCTTCATCACATCGTTGTACAAGTCCTGCAAGACGTACTTGTCCATGTAGATTTTCTTGCAGAACTTCTCTCTCCCGTTGGCCTTGATCCCCTGATAGGAGTAGGCGTGTCCCTTCTTTCGGACAATCCCGTATACCACGGCCATGGGAAGAAGGTCAAGCGCATTGTCGATGGTTCCCCCTTCCCGGTATCCATATGCCCGATTGTAGAAGTTGAAGAATCCCCGTTCGTTCGCGTTGCCGCCGGTCTTGTTCTTCACAACGACGAATCCCACCGTTGTTCCCACGGCCTGTTTCAACGTCTCCCCGCTTTCCTTGATTTCCTCATAGATGTAGCCTTTGCGGTACAGCTTCACGCAGACAGATGCCGCGTGTTCAAGCGCCTTTCCCCCCGGTGCCGTTTCAGGATCGCCGAACATCACGCCGATTTGAACACGGACTTGATTCAACAAAAGGATGGTCGATTTCGGCGTAGAAGAAAGCAAATCCTTCTTCAATCGCGGAATCAGCTTACGCAGCATCTTGGACACGAAACGCGGGTGCATCCCGACACTGCTTTTCTCCATCTTCTTCTCGACTTCGAAGTGCGGTGTGATAGCACCGATGGAATCGAAGATCACCAAGACTTGATCCCCCTCGTCCAACACATCGCAAACGATGTCCACGGACTGTTCGCTTGTCGTCGGCGACACGAGAAGGAACTTGTTCGGATCGGCGTCGAGGAACTTCAACCACTTCACATCGAAAGCGTTCTCCACATCGATGTAGACAACGTACCGCTTCTTAGGCTCTTTCTTGATGAACTTCGTGGCTCCGCAAATAGCGAGCGTGCTTTTATACGCGCTGTAGTGTCCTATGACTTCGTTTATCCGGCCTTCCACGAAGCCCCCGCCTAGAGCAATATCAAGGGAATGGCTCCCTGTGCTGAAACGCTTGATCGTCAATCCAAGTGCATCGCTGGCACGGACGATTGTTCCCCTACCGTAGCGTTTATTTATGCGGTTCATCACAGTCTCTATCGACATCACGCTATCCCCTTTCTAAGAGAAACGAGTTTACGGGTAAACAAAGTATGGCATCTCTACGACACTTATTGAAGCTCCACTCTCATCTAACAACTCAACTATGTAAATCTTTTCTTTCACAGCTTTTTTTGAACCATAACTGTCTGCAAAGTGTTTCGAGAGAACTTCTTTTGCAGAAGCGTCTTCGCCGACAAATCTTGTCAACACAAGAGCAAAACCCTCGATCTCGTGAGCATAGATAACGTCAGGAGGAAGAGGGTTTAGACTTCTTCCTCCATAGGTAGTGGGTTTTTCTTCACACATCGAAATCTCCTTCTTATACTCCCTGTAGATGTTTTCTACGGCTTGCTTTAACATCTTGACAGTCAGCGTCCCACCCCCGGAGAGAAAAACTGTCCCATGATCTCATTAGTTTTTCGCGGTAGCCCATGAGTCTCCGATCCCCACTGAAACCAGTAACGGAATCACAAGTTTCCTTGTCAGATTTGGCGGCGGTGTTTCCATGAGTCTTTGAACGACCTTCGCTGCTTCGTTCGCGTACTTCGCGGGAACTTCGAAGATCAATTCGTCGTGAATCTGCATAAGCATCCTGCACTTCATACTTTTCAACTCCTTGCTTGCATCGCAAAGGATCATCGCGTGCTTCAGCCAATCGGCGGCGGAACTCTGAATCTGTGTGTTGATGCATTGCCTTTCAGCCGCCTTTCGTTCCCGGAATACTTCGCTGGAAATGTTCCTGATCCTGAAAGGACGGCCACAGATGTTCTTGATGAAGCCCCTTTCCCGGCAGGATTCATAAAGCTGTTCCCGGTAGATCGGCACACCGTAATAGATGTTCCAATACTTGTCGATGATGTCTATCGCTTCTTCTTTCTCTATGAAGACGCCTTCAAGAATCAACTGTCTTTGGAGGGTGAACCACATTCCCTCGTATTGAAGAGCAAAATTGCAATTTTTAGCAATCATATAAGACCGATCGTATTTTAATTCCGCCTTAATCTCATCCTTCGTTATTCCTTTAGGCAGCAATCCTGTTTCCACTCCCGTTTGGATGTGAATCGATATTCCCTTCCGAAAACAACGGAGCATCATTTTATCCAAACTGAAGATTGCCATAAGACGCAATTCAAGTTGTTCCATATCCGCGACAATCAGTTTGTTTCCAGGTTTCGGCACGAAGCATTCGCGGATATGAAGGATGTCCGTTTTAGAGGGAATCTGTTGAAGATTCGGGTTGGACGACGAAGACCGGGCCGTGCGCGCTCCCACTTGCGAATAGGTAGTATGAATCCTGTTGTTATCGTCGCAGTAGAGAAAGAGTCCCGTATCCGGCCCGGTAAATCTACGTAATGAGAGATAGGCGTTGTAGTTGACAATCTGTTTCACCAACGGATGTTCATCCAGCAAATACGCCAAGCAAACCTTGTCAACTTTCGGCCTGCCTGTGGGTGTCTTCTCCACAGGTTCCAATCCCAATTTTCCGAAAAGAAACTTTCCTAGCTGTATCTTGGAATTGAGATTGAATTCCTTCCCGTTCTTTTGATAGACTTTGGCCGCACATTTGTCCATCTTATCTGCCAAAAGACGATCTATCCTCTTGATCCCTTTCGGATTCAGTCTGATTCCCCGGCGTTCCATGCGAATCACACCTGCGAGGCTTTCCATTTCCATCTCGAAAAACTTTCGGCGCGTTCCTTTCAACAGCATGTTGCGAACGCCGTCAACGGTCCTGGCTTTGTACCCACGCTCATATGCGTCATAAAGTTTCCACGTGGAGATAGCATCGTTACAGGCATAGGGAACAATTTCATCGATGTTCTTCATGTCCACACTGGACGTTTTTCTAAGCCGCATTCCGATAAGAACAGCGCGTTCCTTGAGCGCATTAGGTATTCTCTCGTCCCAACAGTGTCCCGCAATCATCGTGCAATAGATGGAGCGAAGATCGAACTTCACGCCGTGGTTCATAACCATGTTGATGTCGTAGTTGGCATGATGCATTACCTTGGTGAGTCTTCTGTCCGCGAAGAAAGGTTCCAGCTTCTTCATAACGTACTGTGTGTCGAGATACGCCGGATCGAAGCTGGATAGAGGGATTCCCCATGCACGATTCTTTCGCGCGATGGATATGAACATCACACGTCCACGGTCAATAACCAACCCCTCTTTCTTAAAAGTCTTCTTTCCGCCCGGAGCATATGTCTCCGTGTCGAAAGCAAAAGCCCGCCAGAACGGATTCTTGCGCTTGCTGACTTCCTCAAGATATTCACACAGAAGACGCAAGTCCTTCTTCGTCTTGACAGTCTTTATCTTCATCGTCCTCTTCCTCTCTTCTTTCTAGGCGGAGGACCAAACTTGTTTCGGTATTGAGGGCTTCCGGGCGTGATGATACCTCCCGCATTCGGCTTTGTCTTCATCGCGGCTGCTTGCGTGATTTGCTTCAGGTTCACCACATGCGCTTGAAGCAAAGACCGATGTAGTTGGATGTTCTCGCCGGGAATGTTGCTGTCATGGACGATCTTCATGTTGAACAATCCGACGCTGTTGATGTTGTCTTCGTACAGAATGCTCAAGCACGTGAAGTAGGAGATTCCTTCACGAAGGGTGACAACGGTACTATACTTTTGCTTTTCCTTTTCTTCTTCGTCTTGGTTTGGTACTCCCATGAGAATGTCGATTGACTTGACTTTCCCCGATGACTTCGGCGGCTCCTCTTGCGGCGTTTTTTCTTCCTCGCTCATTGGAATCGTCCTTTACTTTCAACTTGGCCAAGTGTTTTCTCAACCTTCTGAGGGTTGTCGGAGTGAATCCGTCCATACGCCCGATGTAAACATATCCAGGTTGTGCTTCTCCGTCGTTCAGCGTCTCCCTTCGATTGCGCCACATCTCAATAGAAACACGAAGAAAAGCGTGAGAATCAAACTTCTTCTCCCTCAGTCGAAACACTGGAATCGTCTTTATCTTTTTTGCCATCGCTTTTCCCTTAAAAGTAGGGACAGGGTGGAAGAGGCTCGCAACTCAACCACCCTGTTCCCCGAGACACCCCCATTTAGGTAGGAGAGGATGTCTAATCCTCGTCCATCTCCGCGCCTTCGCTCAGACGGCCACGAATGACCTTCTTTGCTTCCTTACTCTTTAGCGGAGCGTAGTATTTCTTGAACCTCTTCGTGAGATTCGGCAGTTTCTTTTCGTCGGCCTTTGCCGGACTCTTCTTTTCCGGCCAGAAAGTGTAGGCCACATTCCGCCGTTCCCCGGTTCGGCTGACTTCAACGAGCCACAGAGGCAGCTTGTCCTTTTTCTTCTTGCGGATCATCTGAATCTGTTTGTGCCGCGCTTCGTTGACTTCGTAGAATCTCGAATTCATCCTCACGACTTTCTTCGTCGCTCTCGAACGATATTTAGTGAAGTCAACGACTTCGTACAGGAAGACGACGGAACGAGGGATATTCTGTTGACAGAACAGACACGAGTCTTTTTCCGAACAAGTGTACTTCGGAAAGACAGCCTTTCCCCCTCTGCTGCGAGACGGAACCGTGTGCATGAACAGCATGGCAATCGGTTCGTTGCTGCGAAAGCGGAAAGTCTTCTTGTCCTCCTTCTCGGTGAGATAGGTCACAGGACGAAAACTTGCAGCGACTTCTTTCTGATGTGTTTTTAGGCGGCGATCCGCCTTCTTCCCACGATGATACCAACCTTCATCGTCGTCTTCCTTGTCTTCGTCCTCACTTTCCTCATCCTCATCCTCATCCTCTTCGTCTTCCTCATCCTCCTCATCTTCGTCTTCTTCGTCTTCCTCATCCTCGTCCTCTTCCTCTTCATCCTCCTCGTCTTCTTCATCCTCCTCTTCGTCCTCTTCCTCTTCTTCGTCTTCCTCCTCTTCGTCCTCTTCGTCCTCTTCATCTTCTTCAACTTCAACTTCTTCGTCGTCGTCTTCTTCCTCTTCGTCCTCTTCATCTTCGACAGGACGAGCAGCCTTGCGCTTCTTTTTCTTCGTCTTTTTCCGTGACTTCTTACTTCGGCGAGTCCTTTTTGCCATGACTGCGTGCTCCTTTCTCTCTGTATGCCTCGACAATCTCCCGCAACGTTCTTGCCACTGACGGCCTTCCCCCGTCCCGTTTGGCCCGTTCCTTCGCTTCACGCTTCAGAAAAGCAAACTGTTCCTTGCTGAACTGACCCATGTAGCGGATAAAAGCGGACACACTTCCCCCTTCCTGCCGACGTAAGCCAGTCCACACTATAGCAGACTGATAGCGTGCTGCAAGCAGTAAAAACATATTCTCCTAAACTCCTAGCCAGTTGGAACTTGTGAGGGCTTTAATGATCTGGAGATGGCTGCAAGAGCCAGGGTCTTCTTCCGGCCAGCGAACGTGCTTCAGGGGGCAGGAGCTACCCAATGTCATTTCCAGTATCGTCGTTCCCTCGTTGCCGTCCTCGTCATTGTCCAGTCCACCAACGAACGGTCCACCGATCTCCCGCAACTGTTTAACTTGGGCCTTTGAAACTTTGCAGTTCCCCAACCCGACGCCCAACATCCGGGTCTGCTTGTACGTCTGACTCACTCGTATGGCATCGATTTCGCCCTCCACAATGACGTAGGCCAACGGTTCGTATCTCTGCCACTTCATGTGGCCAAAAAAGAGATGGTTGCTTTTCTTCAGCCCGAAGTATGGCATGTATCGTGGGATGCCGCTTTTGTTCACAATCGATCTTCCAGTGCATCCATAGAAATTCCCATCCGAATCATACCACGGAAACATCACACGATACTGTTCAAGATCGTAGCCAATCTCGTGAAAAGTCTTGGTTAGTGTACCGGATTTTCGGTACAACACCCCACGCTGCCGAAGGTACGCATGAGCGAGTTCGAGATTCTCTCTTGACGTGAAGGGCGCATATCTCGAAGGCAAGACGATCTCGATTTGCTTCTTGTCTTTGCACGCGAAAAGAAGATTCTCCCTGTCAGTGAGTTCTATCCCGTACTCACCAAAGTCCTCTATGAACTCAAGCGCCTTCTCAAGAGTGAACTTCTTCAGTCGAGCTACGAGCGTGAGGAGCGTGCCGGAAGCCCTGCACCCGTAGCAATTGAATATCAGTTTCTCCGTGCTCACGCCGAACGAAGGACGATGCTCGTCATGGAAGGGACAAAGGCCGGTTATCTCGTTCCCCCTTGAAGTCATCTTCAGCCGCTCGATCTTCAACGTGTCCAACAAAAACATGAGTTCGTCACTTTCCATCACGTTCTCCTCAAAACGAATTAGAGGCTTCCCCATGTTTAGCGTGCCATTGACTATGGTGTGCAACACAAAGCCATCTTACGTTAAGTGGTTTAGCGTAATCGTCGTGATGTGCATGAACTTTTTTTGATCCACAAATTACACACGGTTGACGAGATAACTTCCCATTTTTAATAGCACGAAAAACAATGCATGTAGCCTTATTCTTATTCGGATAGCGTATTACATACTTTTTACCGTAATCTGGCGATTGTCTATTTCCCCGTTTTCTATCGAACGCCCGATAATACTCAATCCGTTTAAGTCTGTTTGCTTTAACATCTTTTTTCGTACATTTCTTACACTTATTCACACACCCGTCGCGCATTTCTCTGTGCGCATAAAAATCACACAGCTTTTGTCGCTTCCCACACTTGAAACATATTTTCGTTTTTTTCGTTTTTTTCTTCATCTCAACACCTCCTGCCTTTCTATGTACAAAAGTATTTTCTCAGAAAGGAGCTACGTCGTCCGGTTTTTTCGCCAACAGTTCGGGAAACTCCTTGAATCCCTTCGGCCTAGTGTATGAGTACACAGGAAACGAATGCACAGGAAACGACACGTCCTCGAATCGAACTTCAGCACCTTCCACAACACGATTCGGAGATTTCACAACATACTCATCCCATTCTGCTATATCGAAACACAAGTCCTCCACAAACGCTTGAAAAGGCGCGTCTCTCAGCTTCTCCAGAAAACGGTGTCCGATCTGAATCACTTTATACTCCTCTCCCTTTTCATTGCGCCAAGTCTGATACTCCCGATAATAGCACGTATCCGGCTCCTCTCGGCAAATACGGTCTATGATCGTCCAATGAATGATGTCCAAGCACTTGACGCTGGCTAGGACTCTCTCGATCATGTGCCGGACGTTCTTGGACTCTTTCACCAAATTGAGAGCCGTGTACGTCCACAGGTAGTACACCACCTGATAGTTCTCCCCCTCGTAAGCATGTTCCTTTACGAGTTCTTCGTACAAGTCGAATTGCATACTGGACAACTTGAAACAATGACTTCTCTGTGCCGCTTTGCTTTCGATATACGTCCTAGTGCCGCTGTTGAGAAGATCGGGACAAAGGTCGTTGTCCGAATCCGTGGTCAGACGCTTCCACCGGTTTCCGCCGATCACAAGAGACAGGCGTTCGAAAATCTCCCCCGTAAGCTGCGCCGCGAACTGAGGCTTATTCACTTTGTTCCTCAACGTGATTCCAGGAAACAGATATGACCCATCCGCGTCACGTTTCCTGTAACGCCGCGTCACTCGTATGTTCATGGCTCACTCCATGATTTTGCGCATCTTGAACATCTTCCCTTTCTTCCCGCCCCGTGCTGCCCCTATTTCGCCAAGGTCAACAGGCTTCATGTTCATGTTGATGTGAACTTCCCCGTACTGCGTGTTCCTTCCCTTGATGATCTTGAGCACTCTAAACGGCCTATCTCTTCCTTCAGGCGCGATTAGTTCCAACACGATGTCCGATTCCTGTCCCACGGTATCGGACCAAGAAAGCGTTGCCACGCCGCCGCCTTTCTTCTTCCCTTCGGCTTGACGGTTCAACTGAACGGTTTGTAGGAAGAGAACTTTCCTAGCTTTCGCAATGCGCTTCGCTGTTCGAACGACCTTTATCAAGCGTTGGACTTCATCCCGAACGCCCGTGACTTCGTAGTGATAGATTCCGTCCACGAGAACAACATCGGGACCAAAGTTGTCGATCTCCCGCACAAGGCTGTCCAATCCTTGCGCCTCTATACTTTCTTCCCCGACGATCTGAATGACACCGCTGCACTTCTTCCTTGCCCGCAAACGCTTCTTGTATCGCTTTCTCTGGACGGGCTTCAAGGAACCACTCAGGAAATCCGTCCAGTTTAGTCTCGCGTCTATCGCGTCCAAACGATCCTCAAACTCTTGTTCGGACATTTCCTTTGTGATAATCAGCACCTTCGCCCCGCTCCAAAAGTAATGCAGCGCGAACTTCAACAAGAGCCAACTCTTTCCGATGCCGAGACGTGCCGCTATCGTGATAAGATTTTCAGGTCGAAGAGATATGATGTACTTGTTCAATTTCGGATACGGTGTATCAAAAACATCTCCGCTCATAAGCTGCTTCCTTCGTCGCACCACGGCGTTCTTGTAGCGCAACGTTCCTTTTTTCTTCCAATCGAGCGCCTTTGACGACGTGTGCAATGCCGTTGTTTCCAACCCTATCCGCAATTCGGAAATCGCTTTCGATACATCGCCTTGATCGATCAAAGGCGATATGTTTTTGCTGAGTTCCTTCAAGCGAATCAGGTTCTCACGCTCGACTAGTTGATCGCAGTAATACTCCATCCCTTCCTTCGTAGTGACAATCTTGAAGTCCTTGAACTTCCGCTTGAACGCGGCCTTGCTAGGCGGCTTGCCGTACTTCTCTTCGAAGTCTTGCAGAAAATTGAAATGCGCCGTGTACGTGTGGAACATGTCGCTCACGAATCCATACGCAGCAAACTTCGCTCTCGTTGCCTTGTTTCCGCGAAGCCAACGCGAGAGCACAAGGCGTTCAATGTTGACAGCCACGCGGTTTCCTCCTATCCCAACGGCAGCTTCCACCGGATTGTCGTTTTCTTGTGCTTGAAGTTCACGATCACTTTCCTCATCGCCTTCCAGAAGGCTTCCCACTCGTCTTCTCTTCCGCGATTGTACATGATGGCGGCAGGATGAAGGGACTTCACAAAGCTAACGCCGCCGATCTTCAGATTCGCGGGAATGTGAGTCAGCGCAAAAACGCTTTCTGTCGCGCTGTTCCCTAGAAGAATCACGAGTCGAGGACGCGCGGCCCTCAGGATGCTTTGAAGCCGTGGCCTGCAATTCTCCAACTCTTTCGACGTGGGTCGTCTGTTCTTCACTCGGTTGAAGTCGTTGCACGGGCGGCATCCGAGCGCATTAGTTATAAAGCAGTTCGAGTTCTTTCCCTTGTACCGGAGTTTGGCTCTTCGCATCGCGTTGTCGAGATTTTCTCCACACTCCCCGACAAACGGGACGCCTTCCTCGTCTTCCACTCTCCCCGGCGCTTCGCCAACCAAGACGATGCCGCTATCCAGTTTTCCTTTCCCCCAAACCATGTTGGTCCGGTAAGCGGAAAACTCGCATTTCATACAACGACGCCACTTGTTTTGAACATCACACAACTTCTCAAAAGATGATTTCTTCTCGTATTGAATTGAAGACAGACAGCCAATCCCCTTCAGGGTACTCGTAGACATCGTTGTATTCCCCTTTCCACAGTCGTTGCGGGATGTTGCTGTGAATGGTGTGAGGAAAGAACCTGTCCCTGAACATTTCGAACTCGGCTTTACAAGACGTTCGAATCAGGTAGTTGTAACAAGCGGGTTCAATCACTTTCTCCGCGAGCTGAAGCCGCCAGATTTCATAGTCACAAAGCAAACAAACCACGGCGACCTTTTTCAACTGAATCGCCATGTACTCCGCGTCTATGTTCGCCATGTCCAACGGACGTGCAAACGGTTTCATCACTTTCCATTTCGGCGGCGGCTTCAGCAACAAGACATCTACGTCGAGCGCGAAAAGCGGTAGAGACTCATTCGTCAGTGCCATCGTCATCCCTCACTCGTTTCCGTTTCCACTTTGCCACTCGAATGCAATCAAGCGGCATGAAATTTTCTTCTAACAATCCCATTACACTGTCTCCAAAAGTCTTTTCAATTTCAATATCGGTCATTCGCGTTGTTACGACTGTTGGAAGAACTTGCTTATCCCTGAATTTCAGCACGTCATAAAACGCTGCAACCATTCCATCGTTGATAGCATACTTATCCGCTTGATGCTCTAGCTTCAATCCATCAATAATGAGAAAATCTATTCCTAGGATTTCATCAAACGCTGTTTCATCGAAGTTGCCTGTGTCGAATTTCAAAGCTGTGAGTTCTGAAAGCGAAAGAAGCTGGACTTTGAATCCATAAGCCAAAGCAGACATGCCGATCAAGTTTGCAAGCAAGCTCTTTCCGCTTTGATCCGCTCCTTGAATCAAAAGTCCTTCGCCCTTTGAAGCCTTGGACTTCATGTACTTCATGTAGCTTCGAACAACCTTCCGTTCTTTTGAATTCCCGAGGAAGTTCTTCAACGACTTCCCAAGGAACTTTTTGCTGAAGCCGATTTGAAGCAACTGCGTTTCGGTCATTTCAACTTCCATGTTGAATCCTCCCAAGAACGCGCGCACGCGCATAAAAGAAGACTTCAATGACATCCTCTGTTACGATAGTAACATAGGTGTCTCTATATATCACGAGCGAAGCGAGTGATATATAGAGACATATTATAATAATTATATTGCGTATGCAGTGTACTAGTACAAGAAGGTCTACAGGCGAAGACAGATGTTGCTGCGCATTTTGAAAAATGTTTCGGCGTCGTATTCCTGTTTCATTCGAACGAAGTTGTCGGCAAAGAACTCCAACATCAATTTTGTTTTCTTCCCCCCGAACTCCGTAAGCACTTTTCGAAGCAACGACAAGTGCCTTGTGTTGTCCGATTTCTTGCGCTTGCATTTCTGATCCTTTCGCCTACCTAGAAGATCGAAGTAGTGCATCGCGTCCCTTGGTTGCCAATCTCGTGGATTTGAAGTCAAAGACTCCACGACATCGGGATTCTTCGATTCGACAGCCGCAAAGCGCCAAATCCAAGGCTTGACTTGTGTCTCTCGCTTCAATCCATTCAACCTCAACAACTTCTTCAGCCGCAACTTGTAGACGACCCGGTTTCCTTCCCCGGCGGATTTCCTCAGCACGCCCATTTCGACCAACTCGCTCAAATGCTTTTGTATCGTTGATCGAGATGTGTTCCTTATCCGCTTTAGCTCATTCAACGAAGGCAGTTTTCCTCTGTCGAAGTGCAAAAGCATTTCCGTCAGCGTAACTTTGGCTCCGTCGCTCAGGCCGGGACACCTACACACCAAGGCGATGTAGGTTTCCACGATCCTTCTCCAAAGTTATCTCATTTGCCTCGCAAGTGCACGCAACGCTTTCTTCATGTCAGGCACTTCGACTTCAAGAACCTCGTCAACAGTTCTCTTCAGCTTCGCGACGGTCTGTTTGACGGATTCTCCTTTCGACGTGTCAATGGCGGCTTTCATTCCTGCCGTTGTTCCCATCGACTGGTATTCATGGCTCAACTTCACATCTTGCGAGAAAAACACTTCAACGATCTTTCCCGCCTTTTTCTTCGTCAGTTTCTTCTTTACTGTCATGCCCTAATCTCCTTCTCCAGACGTTTCTTGAGCGCCTGTATTTCTGCAAAGACACGCTCTGTAAACTTGGTTTCGCCGAAGCCTTTGCCGGGTTTGACTTGTTCCTCTTCGGCTATGCGCTCGTAGATTTCAATTTCTCCTTCCGTGTACCAGCGCCAGCCGTCTTTCGTTTTGAGAATCGGTTTGGGAATAACTTTCTTCCATTCCCATCTCCGAATCGTTTGCGGCCCGCGATGCAACTTCATCCCCAAGTATCTAGGAGAGAATACAGCAACTTCCGCATCTCCAATGAAGACTTTCTTTGTCAATGCTTGTGCCACTGGTCTACCTCCTACGTTCCGTGTACGACTTGAATGCCCGTATCTCTTTGACGATCCTACGACGCCAGTAGTCGTTTTCGTAGGCTTCTTCCAGGTCCACTTTTCTATAGTCGGAAAAGAAGAAAAAAGGATAGGGATAGGCTGCTTCTTTATGGCCGGTTCCATACAACAATTCCGGGATTCCCCCGTCGTTGAAGAAGGCTTTATACACGTCATTTCCGCAAACAATTACCAGTTTGGCTTTCGTTAAAAAGAGGCTGGTAAATTCGAAACAATTCCTGGCGCATGTCACGGTCATTTTTGAGATGCAGAACGTGACCGGGACTTGTAAACCTTCATGCCTAGCATCGAACCCACCGACATCCAAAAGCGTATCGAGAAACCAATGGGCTTTGGATGAAAACATGATGTTGGCTTCGCACATATCGGGAATAGTTGGTGCGGGCATGAGCATGACAGTATCCGCGTCCAAGTAACCCTTTGGACTTGTCAGTCGCGGAGTTCCGTGAAACTTCTTTCCGCACAAAGTACATGCCAACACTTTCTTCTTGAACTTCTTCAGGTTGATCTTACGTCTCGGCATCGTTTTTCTCCACAAGAAAGGCTTCGCTCATTTTCGTGTCGTACATCTTGGCGATGTCGTCTTCGGTCAAATCGCCGTCCGCGAACAGCCCTTCAACCTTCTCTTCTTCGATGATGGTTATCCGTGTCTGCGCCTTTTCGAGAACGCCACGATGCTTGAGCACTCTTTCCGCTTTGTCTGGATTGAACGCTCCTCTTTCCCGCGTTTCGATTGACATTTTCACGGAGCCGGATCGGACGACAAGATGATTTTCGTCTTCCTGTTCGCCCAATTCTTTGATAACAGGCATGAATGTGTTTTTGATTGCTTCTTCGCGTTTTTTGTTGTCCTTGTCCGCTTGCTTGAGTCCCATATACTCAAGCCCTTCTACTTCAGCTTTGTAGAGAGCCACGTTCTTGTCCTCTTCCGTCACAAGGCTTAACGGTTTCGCTTTTGCCTTTGCCATTCGCCTCTCCTTTCTCATGCGATGTACATATCCCGGTATCGAGGAATGTTCAACTTGTCTCGATACAACGGAACTGCACGCTTGATGAAATGCCGACGACACATCGGAATCTCCCAATCGACACAATGGATTATCTTCGCATCCTTCTTCTTTTCCGCTTTCCGCCTGATCCTGCCCACAACTTGCTCCAAGTCTTGCTCTCCCCCAACCGTAGTTGTGATGAAAAGCCGATTCAGCGGGGGAATTGAAGCGCCCGACTTGATTAGCTGCATCGTCGCGACAACACAGCGGAGTTTCCTTTCCCGAAGCATGTTTTCGTACTTCTCGACTTTCTTTCGACTGCCGCCGAGCATGATTGCGACGCCTTTCTTGTAGACTCTTTTAATGGCTTTGCGTAGAGCCTTGGCGTGTGCCACTCGGTGTGTGACCACAAGAACGGAATTGCTCTTGTCCGCTTTCAATTCCTCGTACACTCTCTGTGCGATGATCTCCGTTCTCTCCTCGCTCTCGGTGACAACATCCAGGACAACTTTGTAGTCGCGTTCGCCGTCAGGAGGAACCCTGATCTTCTTCTTCACGAATCGTCCATCGATCTTTGCTTTCACGATGCGGGTTATCTTTTTCGGCAGCCGTGTTTCCAACTTCAACAATTCAGCATCGGCGATAGGCAACGAGTTCTCGGTTTCTTTTCCAAACGTTCCTTCCATGCTATAGAATGCTGTACCGAATACTCGGTACATGACTTTGTGCATCCCGTCTTTCCTCTTAGGTGTTCCGGTGATTCCGATCCGATACGCGGCAGGACTTTGGTTGACGCATTCGAGGAAAGTTCTCGCGGGACAGACATGGCACTCATCGAACACAACACATCCGAAGTTCTTTTCCCATGTCTTCCAATGCTCTTGGCGTTTGAACCACGTCTGCGCCATGGCGACGGTGAAATGCGGGCCTAACGTAGCTTTCGGTCCTCGAATGATCCCGATCTTTTCTTTGTACTCTTCGCCGAACGCCTTCATAAGATCGTGAATCCATGCGTTCATCACTACGCTCGTGTGAGTGAAGATGAGCGTCTTCTGTTCCAGTTGCATGGCCATGAGGATCACGCCGATAGTTTTTCCTGCAGCAACCTCCATCACATTGAGGTAAGTGCCCAACGGACGTTGCCTGTCTTCGGCCAGGATGTCTTTTCGGAATTGATCGAGAGAGACTTGTTGTTCCTTACGAGGAGAAACTTGAAGATCGGGATACGGTTCTTCGATGTCACAGAAGATTCTCTTGTCTATGACTTCTGCTCGGCCTAAAGCATCGTATGCGTCCTTACCTATAACGCCGCTTTCGAAGACGTATCCACGTGGAACGTAGATCGTCTTACCCTTCTCATCATACATCTCTATGTACTTCTCGACGTTCTTAATAAAGGCCGGATTTATGCCGGAATACTTCACAGCTTTCTGGAAAACAGGGTTGGGTATGGTCAAATGGTCCTTGATTCCTTCTCTTACCGATCTTCTGAATCCTGAGACACCAACTCTCCTTCCTACGACAAAGCGTAGACTTCCCATGAGAGGATTTCCCTTCTCTTGAAGCACTCCTACGCCCAAACGGCCCGGAAAATCGCAAGCTGTGAAAGCTGTGCGAGCTAACTGTTTTGGGGAAAGGCTAGGGGGTTCCACACGTTGTGTCAAGAGAAAAATAACTCCTTGTGGAGCAAGGAGTTAAGGGGACAATCCAGGGGAAGCGCGAGCGTGGATCAGACAGGATCGTACTTGAAGCCAAGACGGAGCGGAAGGGCCGCGATGTTGATAGCGCCCTTCGGAACGTTCCTCTTCAGCCACACGGAAAGAACCTCTCCTGCCGCAAGAGTGAAGGCTGTCTGGTAGTGCGGCGGATCGGACGTGGGGGGCGCAAAGAAGTTGATCCCTGAAGGAGCCACACTGTCTTGAACGATGACCGGCTCCCCTGTGGTTGAATTATACATTCCAATCGACATGTCAATTGGCGAAACAAGTTCGATGGTATCGCCTTCGTTTCCTTCGGCTGGAGAAGACATCCGCTGTCCTCTTGCAGCGGCAGAAACAACAAGTGTTCGCCCGTCCGTCCCTCCACGGCTGTTGTAGTACATGATTTCCTGTGTGCGTGTATTGCGGATGTAGTAGCTCGAAGGAAAGTTCCTGGCGTCGTCGATCTCGATCTGCACATCTCCGCTCTGAGGATAGTATCCTTGACAACGAACTCTTGTTGGAAGACCGGGAACTTCGATGACAGGAACAACATTCTTGTAGCTCACAGCCCCCGTGTTCTTCAGGAAAAGACATGCGTAGTTCGGAGTGCCCTTCATCGCTTCATCCAAAGAAACGTCGTCAAAGAGAACGTTCTTGACAGCATCGATGACGGCGTTTTCTTCCGTGTCTGCGATAGGAAGATCGACAGCCACGACACTGACTTCGATCCAAGCGTTTTCCGTGCTGCTTTCGAGTTCGAAAGTCCCCCCGGCACCCACGGCCACGGATGTTCCGGCTGTCTTGTCTCTCGGTGCCTGCCAAGCAAGCGTCTGTCCTGAGTTCTTGAAGACAAACTTTCCCACGCCACTGAGGTTCTTTCCGCCTATCTTCGTGATAGTGACGGCACTCAGGACGAGCATAGGACGCGCGATGAGGCTGGAAACAAGATCGGCACTTATCCTGCCGCCCAAACCATCGTGTCCGGCTTCGTCATCCGCCGCAGCGGCGGACTTGCTGTGGAAAAGTTCAATGTCTGAATTGTGCGCCATCGTTTAACCTCCCTGGAACACTTTGTTCACACGACTCTGATTGTCTTGAGTCGCGACAGCCGCATTCCTGAAGAAGTTCTCGAATTCATCGAGAACCTCCATGAACTCTTGATACTTTTCTTTCGTGATCTCGGGAGACACATCGGGAACAGGCGTTGTGGGCGTAGCAAGCGCGGCGACTTCAGCCTGTACGCCTGTTGAAACATAGGCTTCCCGAACGTCGCTCACCAAGTTATTCGCCGAGCGAAGATACTTCGCTACTGACTTCGCTCTTGTCAGCACGTTTTGTGCTTCCACGCTCATCAGTTTCTACCTCCTCTTCCCTCGTTACTTTGATCCCTGAACGTTCCAAAGCGGCAATCATCTTAGCCGCTTCTTCAGGACTGTCAAACTCAATTTCTTCCGCTCTTTCCCCTCGCTTCTCTCCCTTGGAATCCCTCAAGGCTTTGATGAAGGGTTCCAGGTCTTTCTCGGCCACATTCGACGCCAGCCGAAACACTTTCGCTTTCTCGTCATACGCCAAAAAGACGAACTGCCGCACCCCGCTCGCCATCAATTTCAACTCGTCCGACATGTTTGCTTTCATGTAGAACGCATAGCGAGCCTTGTTTGGATCAACCATGTCCGCCACAGCATCCGCTCCTTACGTTCGTGTTGATGGCAATGGACGGGGGTTTCTTGCCCGCGTCCCGGTACATGACAGTCAAGTTCATGTGCGCCTTGGCGATCTCGTCTTCTATGCTTTTTCCTTTCAAGTCAATGGTGATCGTGTGATCCCTGTTGTTCCCGAAACAGAACTTCGCAAACCAACCTTCCGTTTGGATGAGAACAAGATTGTACATTGCCGCCGTTTCCTGAATCCTTTGCGGCAACGGCGGTTCTTTGTAGATGTGCTGCTTGAACGCCTCTCTCACAACGTCCAAGTTCTCAAGAACGAGATAAACGCTTCCATCTCCCTGCATGATGGCTGTCTTTGCAGGACAGTTCTTGAAGTTCACAGCATGAACGTTTATCACGCTCACAGGAACTTCTATGGGCGTTTCATCCGGTGAAGTCATCGTGATCGTGTCCATGGCAGTATCCTCACCACTTTCCCAACGGGCAGTGTTCGTTCTTCGCTTTCCACTTCACAGTCAAAAAACATCCGCATCCTTCTTCGGTTTCGTTTCTAGGTTCCGTGTCCAGGTACTTCGGTTGTCCGCACACGGGAGCGCCTTGCCAAGCCATCCTGAAGAGTCTCTTTCCTTCAGGATTCAATGCCGTACACGCTTCACAAATAGCCTGTCTTTCGTTAAACTCCTCTCTTTCGACCTTCGGACCGACCACAGCCTTAGAAAGCTGATACGCTGCCTTCACCATGTCTTTAGCTTTCTCGATGGCCGTATAGTCATGCCCTTCGGAAGCCATTTGATCGACAATCCTTTGATGCCGAGTCTCGGCGGTTTCTTCTTCTCGGGGAGCGTCTTCCGTTGCCCCGCTGTCACCCACATACTCTTCCGGCATCGTCTTCTCCTACGGACAAGTGTTGCACGTAATGCAGGGCGGCAACTGAGCCGCGCAGAAGCCTGGATTCGCGAAGTCAACACAACACGCTGCCATTTCCACAGTGAATCCGTAGCTCCCGCAACAAGGAAGACAGTTGAAGTCATCAACCCAAAATGCGATGTCCGTTGTCACGATGTTCCCAAAAGGCTGACAAAGACACTGAAAATACTTTGCCCCTCCCGGTCCTCCACCGATCAAGTTTCCACACGGAGTACATCCGCCTGAAACCAAAGTTGTGCACAGTTTTGTAGGGCACACGCCGAAGATGTTTGTAAAACGGATCAGCGTCATTATACATCTCGATGGAACAGTGTTGTTGACACTGGAAATCCTGAGAAGATGTGTAGCGTCTGGAGGACCGCCCGGCCTTCGGCCCGTGCAGACATTCATGGAAACGCCGCTGACAGGCACATATGCTGGAACAAAGCAGTTCGCGCTCCACCCTGGGGCGGCTTGTGACCAAACAGGCATGAGAAACGTGTGTGCTCCTGGAGCGCAAGGCACAGGCACATCTCCCGTGCAGCAAAGGTTCAACTCGATTCCCACATCTACATTCAGTTCACAGCAAGAGCAAAGTTCGTCTGCCGTGTTTTTCAACGTAACGGAAATCGTCTTTGTTTCCCCGGCGTTGATCCAACAACGGGAAGCAAGCGATTCGATGAACTCGGTTGAAGAGGGACAGAGAAGACATCCTTCTCTGTAACTGTTGATTGTAACCGCTCCTCTCACAGCGATGGCACAGGTAGTGTTATTGAACACGTCCACTGTGTAAGTAAGTGTGAATCCGTCTATAGCTATACACTGGCCGTAAGGACGGATGAAACAGATTGTCTTGTTTGTCCATCCGGTAGCGTAGAGTTTCAACGGCGGTGGTGTTGCACAATCCGAAGGGCCAACAGTTATTGTTCCGATGCTTCCCAAGTCAAGGGAATCCTGTGCGCATCCGATGGCAATGTCGGAATTGTCACAACAACAATCAGGATGTGGAGACATTGCCGGAACAGCCATCGTGATCCTCTACGGACAGTTGCCAACGTCAGTGTAGCTTCCCGGAGTTCCTGGGTTCACCACTTCAATCGTGATGAATCTCTTTTTCAACACACACGTACTTGTATCAAAACAGATGTCATGTAGAACCTGAACAGACGTGTGCGTAAGCCCGCCGCCCTCTTCGATGCAGCCGTAGGTAACTGTGATCGTTTTTCCACACTGACAGTCGCCTTTGGACGCCACAGTTATTCCCGTGACAACTTCTGTTTCACTCCCGGAACAAGAACCTGGAGGAGATGTAGGAGTCCAGTCGTCTTCAGGAATCACGATCTCTTTCGTATTGTACGTCAATTTCCACTGCGTTGAAGTTGGAGACGGTGTACAAGAAAAAGTCATTCCGGTAACTACATGAAGTTCTTCGCAACAGTCAAGAGTTCCTTCGTAGTTCTCTTCTGTCGAAGGAAGCAACAGCCGATAAGTTTCAACGCCTTTCACGTGCCCGCTACAATCGATTTCAATGACTTTGGGAAAGATGAGATTATCGCAATCGATCCCTCCAGGCATTGCGTTTCCTTTGTCTGCCTGTGGACATCCTACGTTTACACATCCCCCCGGAGCTATGCCTGCCGCGAAAGCGTTCCAAGGATGAAGAATAGTCAAAGTGGGATCGCATCTCGTCGGATTCCAATTTACGGCGTTTACAGCGTTCCCTTGTCGGTCGTTTACACGAAAGCCGTCATTCTGTCTGAGAAGTTGTGTTGTATTTATGGTTTTGAGTTGTACGTCTCCAACGTGCCTGTCGTTTCCCCCGGCACCATCGCAAGGCTCGAACATCTTGATAGAGCCAACGCCTTGATGTTGATGATTGAACGGGGCTTTCGCCTTTGCCATTCCAGGATCGTTTTCGCACGTGACAGGTTTGATCTGATTACCTAACCCTCCGACACCATCTTTGCCCGGTTCAGAAGGCTCTTCCGCGTCTTCTACTTCTTCGTCCGTGACTCCGCTCACTGAAGACGAAAGAGCATTGAGTTGAGCCTGGACTTTTCTGAACTCGTTTTCGAGCCATCCAATACGAGCATCCTTTTCCACCAGTTCTTTCTGGAGGAAGAGAAGTCTTTTTGCTACTTCGGTTTCCCAAGCCATTGTTTCACCGTTGTAAGTTGGTAAGCGGCCTGTCGCCAAAGATGAACGGACTGTTGGCGACTCTTAGGACGAGCGATTGCTTCGCCCTGTTGAACGACATCCCCATTACACGAAGGTCCATCGTTTCCCACGTCAAGTCTGTGCCTGCCGGTCCAGCATCGGGAACCACCCCTTTACCATCTGGGTAAGGATCGACTCCGAAAGTCTCGGTAGGATCGTACATGACATTGATCGAATCGCCAAGTTCGATTCCGAGATAGTCGATATAGGGTATGATGTCGGGTCTGGTGTAGCTTTCGTCTCCCGTTCCCGTATGCCGGGGATGGAGATGAATTTGAATTTCGCCGGACACTTTAGGACGCCCGATCTGTTCCATGAGTTGATCGGCGAAGTCTATCAGGAAAGCCTCATCGTCTCTGACTACGCCTCCGCTCTGATCGAGAATCTTCACCCAATCGATGTTGTATCGCTGATAGACTCTTCCGTTCGGACATCCTCCGGTCTTCACCACAACAAGTTCGCCAAGGTCTTCCCAAAGGTTCGCGAACAAATCCCACACCAAGATTTTCGGATCGGTGGGATACTCGTCAACATGTTCGCTACCTTCAGGCGACCAAAAAGGAAGCATGGACATGAGGCGCTTGGGACAGAAGGAAACTACGTACTCACCACAAGAATTCTTGTCTGCTGGTGGTGTGATCGTAGCAACCTCTACAAGTTCGAAGTCAGCCCATTCCCAAGGCGTCTCTTGCTTTTCGCAATGAGGATCGACGCCTTCTGGAATCTCGCCCCCCGGATAGTCTTCAGCCTCTTTGCAACGTCCGAGATTTCTCTTTGGGATGTTCGCCATGACGACAATCTGATTGTCTCCCACAACGGAAAACTTCCCGTCCTCTTCCTTGAAAGAGAACGCGGCAGGTCTTATGTCGTTCGGAAAGAGATAGCGACAAGCGAACGGCGGACATCCCGAAATCTCTTCCGGGAAATAAGGCTCAACAAGATTGAAGCACGCCGGTTTGTGTTCTGCTTCTATGCACTGACTAAACCATCCCGGCAAGAGTTGGACATCCGGCCTGTAGCGGAATCGGCCAAGACCTTCAAGCCGAATCTTCTCGTAGCAGTCTGACTTGTCGATCCGAAGATTCAACTTGACGAGGTTGTCCCATTTTGGCGTCCGAAGATGCCATTGGCCGACCAACTTGCTAAGGCGAATCTCTTTCTGTTTGACGACAGTCAAATCGATGAACTTCGCCTTGTCATTCAACGAGTCGTAGTACCAGCGCCAAGCAGGACCAAACTTGAGGATTTGCGTCAGCATCTCTCCGATGCTGCGCCCCTCGACTTGAATGTTCTTTTCGATCAGCACGGAACTAGGAACGGGATCAACGAACGTCGTTCCTGTAAGGATGCTGCTCGCGTTCACGATTGCATTCAATGCGTCTTCAAGATTTTCTTCTCCGGTGTAGCGTTCGTCATTGAAAGCAAAGCGTGCCGTCGTTTCCGATGAAGAATCGGGGTACTCACGGTCACGAAGAAAAGGTTCCCTGGAAACGTCATCGAATCCGTCCGTCAATTCGTAACGCTGGAAGTCTTCGTTAGGAGAAATCTGTTCTTCCAATGTACGCAGCCGACCTTTCAGCCGAACGGTTCCGTTGATCGTGTACGTCCAGACCAAATCCATGTCAAGAGGAGTGTCATCCGATCTCTTCTCAACAAGAGTGAACGACAAACGCCATGCGCTTTCAAACTGCATCTCAAGTTGATCCTCTCTAAATCCCGTAAGGGTTGTGACTTCAGGCATCTTATGGTCCCACCAAAGGTTCTTCCGAAGTCTCGAAAAGCAAGCTGTACTCCACGAAGTTCTTCGACCCATCGTAAGCGTGACTCATCTTCCGATAGTAACTGTTCACATATCTTCGATAGACTGTGGTGTAGTCGTCCTCATAGACACGCAAAATTCCAGCATACGGCCCGATGGCGTTCGGAGCGGCACGGATGAAGTCTTCCACTTCCTGAATGTTCCGCCCATGATAGTACAGTTTGTCGAGAACAAGCGCATACTTGCTTGTGGTTCCCAGCAACAACGGTGCTGGAGTCGAACGAGCCAATCCCTGCCAGTTCAATCCGAAGTCACGAGTAGGATTGGGATTCAAAAAGCCGCCAATCCCCAAACCAAGTGTTCCACTGGCGGCTGGCGTCGTTTGATCGGACACAAGAGTATAGTATACTCCTATGTCTTTCAATCCTTGGCTCGGTCCTTGTGTCCTCTCGAAGGTGAATCGAGAGGCGATCTCGCAGCCTATTTCCAGGACCATTGGCTCAATCACGGGCATTACTTTTCTCCTACAAAGTTGCGCTGTTGAGGATTTCCTGTGCCGTCGCCACGTTCTCTTTTTTCTCCGCGATGTAGTTCGTGTGCTCTCTCGTCTTCTCGGCGGACTGTAACGCAAAATCAGCGACATTTTCGGCAAGCCCGTTGATGGCTTCGATGTTTTCACTTTGAACATCGAGAAGACCTGTGAGCGAAGCATTCGCGTCAGCGACGGAATCATTCAAGGTTGTAGTTGCCTCACTGAGTGTTTCCAAGTTAATGCCTTTCAGCATTTCGGTAAACGGCACGATAGCTTTGTCAAAAACGGCTTGTACTTCATTCAACTTTCCTGCAACAGCCGTGAATCCTTCTTGAACTTTGGCCGTGAAGGTTTCTGTAGCCGTCTTGACACGATCTGTGGCTTCTACGGCGGGTTCCGCGATAGGAGCGGCTTCGGCGGCTTCCGTAGCTCCTTCGACTCCTCTTGCGCCTTCGGCTCCTATTTCTTCCTTCATAACTTCTTGAATTTCGCGCTCTATCTCTTTTTCCTTTTGTTGTTTTTCAGCAAGAGAAACAACCGTGTGACGAAGCCTTGAATCAGTTTCCTGGAACTGCCTGAAGAGTTCGTTCATCTGCGTGATCGCGGCGTGTCTGAAAGCAAACGCCTTATCAAGCGGGAACTCTGCCGCGTCAAAAGCCGCTTTCCCGGCGTTCTCTATGAGCGTGAACATCCTGTCGAAGAGTTCTTTGTTCGCGCTGCTTTGTTTGCTCCAGAAGTCATTCAAAGCGGCCGTTGCCTGAATCAGCCTTTCTCTTGCGGCGGCAACAGCGCCTTCGTCAGTCAAGTCAACGTCGTACACTTCTGCTTGGGCCTTGACAAGATCAAGGGCAAACTGAGTGAACTCAAACGTATCCTCCTTACTCACCTTGGCGGCTTTCTTCTCACGCTCGGCAGGTGCCTTCGCCGCTTCTTCGACGGGCTTGACAACTTCAGGCTTCGAGAGAGCGCGCTTCGCGATGTCTTCCGCTTTGTCAGCGGCTTCATTCAGTTTTTCATTACCCTTCTTGAACGCTTCGAAAGTCTTTTCGATTGTTTTGGGAAGCGCCTCAAGGAACGTGTCCATTTTGTCGGACAACTTCTGCGTGCTCTTCTCGATCTCAGTGCGCCTGAAGTTGATGTCGTTGATAAGATCGCGGATGGCTTTGTCGGTAAGTTCACTGACAAAACCAAAAGCCTCTTGTGTCGGGCCAGCCCTTTCAACGGACGTGAGGATTTTATCGAAGCCTTCAGCAAAGGCTTTCTGCAAGTCCTCTCTTTCAGGAAAGGCTTCTTTGAGTCTTTCCGCGAACTCAACAGCCAAAGCACCTTGCTTTTCCCGGAACGCTCTCAGCGTTTCCCTGTTTTGCTTCTCGGTTTCCTCAAGCCTCTTCCTGTCCCTCTTGAGACTCTTTTGCCGCGCTTCGGCGTTTAGAAGGGCTTCCCTTTCAGTTTCAGTGAGTATCTCTCCGCTAGTCTCCTTCAGTTTAAGCTGACGGATCAACTGTTCCGTCTCACCAAGACTAGCATTGATGGCAACCAACTTCTTTCCTGAAGTCAAAAACTCCGTGCCGAAGTCTTCGAACGTTCGCGCGAACTCACTCAGCTTCTCTCGGAATTCGACATCCAAAAGCTGTTGGAGACTGGTGAATGTTTTGATGGTCGCGTTTGCGGCATCCAAGCGCGCTTCGTTCGTGGCTTTTTGCTGATCGAACTCTTCTTTGAAGATTCGGCGGAAGAACGCCAGCTTCGCGGCTTCTTCAAGTTTCCTTGCCGCATCGGCAAGTTCACGCGAAGCCGTGATAATACCGTTGGAAGCATTCTTGGCGCGTCTCTCCATCTCTTTCACGCGAGCATCGCCAATAGCAAAGGCTTTCTGCAATTCAGCAGACGCGCTTTTGTAAAGAGCTTGTACTTTGCCTTGATTGTTGAACGTCCTGTTTTGGATGTCTGTGATTTTGGTTTCGGTTTCTTCAAGTTCTTTGGTAGCACTTTCGAAATTGCGGTTTCGAACCCTGTCTTCCTGTTCGATTTCAAACATCCGCTTCTGCAATTCGAGTTCGAGTGCTTGTCCTCTCAAGCCCTTCTCACGCAACAACTGACGTTCACGATTTTGGTTGAGAGAATCGAGTCTGGCCTTTTCGTCTTCGAAACCGAGTTCCTGAAGCCTCTCTTGGACTTCAATCCGTTTCTTGAACAAGTCTTGAAGTTGAGTCTGATCTTCCTTTTTTTGTTCTGCCGCGACTTGCTGGAAACGCTTCTGGAAGCGCGTGAGAGCCACACGTTCAAGACCTACGAAGCCGCCCTTGAGGGCTTCCTTCTGGAACTCATCAAACAGGTCTTCAAGAGCGTTGATCTGCTTGTTAGGATCGAGCAGCCGAAGTTGTCTTCGAAGGAACGCTTCTCCGCTCTTCTGAAGTTTGTCCAAGTCACGAACGGCTTTTTGCTGTTCGCGCCGGAAAACTTCAAGCTGCTTCGTCAAGAAAGTTGTTTCAGCAAGGAGGGCATTTTGTGTGGCCTTGACACGCGCCTTCGCGATGTCCTGGGCAGTCGCTCCTTGCTTACGCAGTGTATCGACGATTGCCATCTCGCGTTTATGAATCGCTTCGATTTGCGCCGCCATATCCTTTGCAGTTTCCGCCTGTCGCGCGAGAAGAGATTCGTTACGCCGATTGATTCGCTCAAGGAGACGATTGATCCGCACACGTTCCTTGTCGTTATCCTGGGTCTTCTTCGTTTCCTTCGCAATCTTTTCTTCAAGCTGAAGAATGATTGTTTTGGTATTTTCTTCATCTTTAAGCAGTTCTGGCGACTTGTCCTTACCTTGAAGTTCCAAATTCCTTTGGATGAAGCGCAGTATTTCTTTCTGAAAGTTCAAACGCTTGCGGAGTGCTGTAAGACCTTTTTCTTCCTGTCTAGCAATTTCCTTAGCATTATCCGCAATGCCTTTTTGTAGTTTAGCACGAACTTTCTGTTGCTCCACGATCTCAACGAGTTTGGTTTGCTGTTCCGCCGTCAAATTGACGAACGTTCGCAATGACTCGTTGGCCGTATCCAATTTCAGGTCCGAAACAAAATCGATGTCAGGAATAGAAACAATACTGGATCGGAATTTTGTGAGCGTGTTAATGAACTCATCGAACACTTCTATTCCACGCTGTCCACTCCCGAATAGTCGTTCAAGCTGGAACATGAAAGGATTCAGGCCACCAGCAACTTGCGCAAGAGGAATCCGGCTTGCCTGGAGTTTCGTGGCGAAGATAAGCGCCTGTTCCGATGTGATGTCAAAAGTTTCTCGAAGGCTTTGCAGGTCTTTATCAAATTGTTTAAGAGCTTCGGCACCAAAAGTGGCTGCGTCGATAGCACCAAAGACTTGAAGAAACTTGGCGAGAGCTTTACTTGCTTTTTCGCTGTCATCGGAGACAGCTTCAAAAGCAAGTGCCTTGATAAACTCGTTGACTTGTCCGCGCACTCTATCGAAATTGGCTTTATCAACTTCGATTTTGAATTGCGGCGCATCCTTTCCTACGATGAAGTTGATCCGATCCACAACGCGCTGAACGCGAGCAATAGCTTCCTCTTCGCCTACTTTGCCTTCACGGCTTGTCAACGCTTCCTGTATGAATTGATCGAAAGCCTGCCGCACGCCCACAGCGCCTTGCCGAAGCGTTCTTGCGATGCCTTCGGTCAAACCTTCCTGATCGATCAACTCTTGAAGTTTTACGTCTGTACGACTAAACTGCGTGAGCAAATTGTTGATGGACTCTCTTGAAACTTCCGTGAAGTCCTTCAACCCCGTGCTGACACGCTCTGTAGCATCCGCAATCGTCTTGAACTCTTGGTTCAAAACGTTCACAGCGTTCGTCAACGCGCCGGTTTCTTCTGCCGATTTCTTTGCTTCTTCACGTATTTCCCTGAGCCTGTTCCTGGTTTTCTCCGTCTGTTTCTCGACAAAGCCGAACGTCTCTCCGAGTTTTTTCCATCCAGTGTTCAAGAATTCCGTAGGCTTTTGAATCAGACCAAGAGCATAGGCTAATTCGGAAGCAAGATCGATGATGGCCACAAGGCCAGCAACAAGGATTCCGACAACGGCAATGATCTTTGCTGCGGATGCAAGGAAGATGAGTGCGGCTTTAGATGCTGCAAGAAAAGCGATACGCACTTTTCCGAGCGCGCCGATAAGACTCACGCCGCCCACACCTGCTCCTGTGATAGCCGCGATGAGATTGGCAATGGCAATCTTTGCTGCTCTTGTCGAAGCCACCGAGAAGAAAAGGATGGCCCTTGAAGCTGCTCCAAACGCGGGAACAAGTCTGGCCAACCAAAGAAGAAGTCTTCCCACAGAACCAACGAAAGCCGTTATGACACCGAGCGCACTTCCAAAAACTTCGATGAAGATGAATGCCGCTGTCGCCACGGTGCCAAGCACAGCAACCAACGCACCAAACTCAATGGCAAGCGTTGCGATCTGCTTTGCGAACTCAGGGTTCTCCTTGATCCATTCGCGCACTTGGAAAAGCACGTCTTTAACGATCTTACCGAACGGTTCGAACGCATCTCTGATAACACGCCCGATTTCATTCGCCGTTTGCTGGAACTGACTTTGAAGCGTTGCCAACTGCCGTTGCACCTCCGCTTCAACGGAGACGCCGTCTCGGAAAGCCTGATTGGCGATGAGTTGTTTCTGTGCCACTCGTTCCGTGTTCGCGGCCAGTAAGTTAAGAACACGTCCAACGCGAATGTTGTTAAGGCCGAGAAGCGTTTGCGCCGTGATCTTTCCTTGCGCATCAAGAGCATTGAATCCCTTCAACACAAGATCGAGAGCGCCGAGCATATCCGTTTTGAGGAGTTTCGAGAACTCTTCGAAGGAAACGCCCGCGACTCTTGCCGCTTCCCTGGAACGGTCTGTGATCTGCGCGAGGATTCTCTGCAAGCCTGTTCCTGTGACTTGCGCCGAAACACCCAACTCCGCGAGCACGGCACCAAGAGCCGTCATAGCTCCAATGCCTTCCGTGCCGAGAATGTTGAACTGATTCGCCACAGGTCCAAGGAACTGCACGAAACGAACGAGAGAAGCAGCGGAGACGGCTGAAGCATCGGCCACGGCATTGAATGCGTCGCCGATCTTGGTGATGTTCGCAATGTCGATCTTGAAGAGAAGCGTAAACGACTTGAACGCTTCAGCCGCTTCCTGTCCGGTCAACTGCAACGCGATAGCGACTTTTTGGGCTTGCTTGACAAACTGCACGAGATTGTCTTGAGCAACGCCCAACCTCGCAGCCGCTTCCGCAAGATCGAGAACTTCGTTCGTTGCGATGCCGAGACTGCTTGCAACGTTCGTAAGTTCTTCTCCCAAGTCCCGCAACTGATCGCCGGACTTTCCAACCAAACGCCCGACACGAACAAGTTTTGTTTCGAACTCGGTGAACGTTTCAACAACGCTGCGCAAGACACGCTGGCCTATCGCGGCAGCCGCCACAAAGCCGAAGAACGACTGTCTCGTTATTCCGAGAGCACGATTGAGCAATCCCGCTGACTTCGTGGTTTCCGCGAATGCTCCACCAGCACCACCGGCAATACGAGCGCGGTTCAAGTCTCTGATTGCTTTGTTGGCTTGATTCACCACAGTAGAAAACTGAGTGAAGCCTTTAGATGCCGCCGTGGTAGATGCAGCGATCTTCCGAGTGAAGTTGTTTATCGAAGCGAGTGCCGTTTGGAGTCCGGCCAATGCCGCGCTGTCAACTTGGATTCTCGCTTTGATAACAAGTCTGTCTTGTGCTCGTTTCCGAAAAGCATCCAGCTTCTTTTCGGCGGCTTTGAGAGTAGCCGTAAGCGCAGCCTGATTGATTTTGATCTTCAGGTTAAGCCTTGCTTCGACTCGCGTCTTAAACTTCTTCAAGCGTTCTTCAACGACTTGAATACTTCGCGTGTCGAGTTGAAGCCTAATCAGAATGGTTTCGGCCACGGTCTTGCTCCCTTACCCCATAGAGGGCGGCGGGGGTCTTCTAGGGACTCGTCCTTTGTAGTTCGGTCGTCCCTTGTTTCTTGCCCCGCTCCCTCTAAGTTTGTTGAGCACTTGCAACTTCTCCACAAACTGAGAATTGATCCCGCGTTCTTTTGGTCGATCTCCCTTTCCGGCTTCGTCGTACTCTTTCATCACTCGTTTGAACTGTTTCGCGTCGGCATTGACGCCAAGACGAGTGGCGATGGCCATTTGTTTGATGTCCTCCAACTCCCCCGTGATGACTTCCTTGTACAAGATGCTGATCTCCTCTTCGCTGAACTCCCACAAGATGTTCCTTATCGTGTACCCGTGCCTTACCAAGCGCGAGATTATTTGCGCGTCGGAGACAGGTTCGGACTGGCGATCTTTTCCATCGTCACCAGTCCGCTTAGCAGGTTTTTTAGGATGAACTCAAAGTTCTGTTCGAAGATGATCTTTCCAAGTTCAACGATGTCGAAGAACTCAAGTTCATGGACGTAATCGAAAGCCTCCTTTTCGCTGCTGAAGTTGTACGGCCTTTTGTTGTCATCTGTTTGCGCGAGCGTCTTTGCGATGATTTCCGTCACAGACGCAGAATTGTCCGTGAGCATCTTTCCGATGTTGTCTTCGGTGAAAATGCCGATCATGGATGAAATGCTGATTGCCAACTCTCCTTGGGGAGAAATCAAACCTCCAAGAGAAGAGCCGAAAATCTGAACGCCTTGGGGTAGAAGTGTCATTCCCAAGCCCCACGGCCAGCGACGAAGAATCAGTTTCTTCGGGCGCTTTTCCGCGTACATGCCGAGAGGTTCATACTCTTCTTCTCTCGTCGTAAGAAGTTTCCGAAGCCTTGCCTTTCTTTCTTCTTCGGTTTCTTCCTTCTTCTCAGGAACTTCCTGCTTTGCTTTTTCTTCTTTTTCCGCCGCCAACTCGTCTACCTTCGTGGCTTCTCCGTTCATGTCAGTCATCTCCCGTGATAAATGAAAGAGAGAGAGTGAGGTTCAAGGCCCTCACTCCCTCTCTCCTTTTCGGACAGTAACAGCCGACAGCACATGCTATCGACTAAATGTTCTGGCCAGCCCCAAGTTGCTGAATGACCCCGTAGGGCGCACTCGGCGCAGCAAGGCTGTTGTCCAGAATGTCCAGTTCCAACTGGAACGAAGTCCAGTCGTCGCTGTTCCAACTGAAGTCACCAGTCGGATTGATCTGAACGTTGTCAAACTGTGCGATCATTTCCTGTCCGGTATCCGACACACCGATGAACTGGACCTGCGCAGTCTTGAGAATTTGGGTGAGCGGATTGAAACTTCTGCTCTCCAAAACATCATGCGTGTAGTCCACTTCAACGAAGTCGCCATCGCCGATGCTGCCAGTGGCAACACGACGGATGGCCTTGTGGCCGAAATGATCCTCGATCACGTAGTCGGTCGTGACAGTGAACGCAGCGCCGCCACCATACGGTTCAACAACAACCGAAGAGGCGTTGACACCATCCTTCAGAATGCGCCTTTCCGTTCCGGTCAGCTTCATCACTTCGGTTGTCACACTCCCACCACCTGGAGAAGCAGCAACGTCCGTGATGTCCCCACCAAGGAAGAAGAGCCGAAGGTTCTCGGGATCGGCTTCAACGATGGTGACAGTGATGGTCGAAGAGATTTCCTTGACAATCTTTCGATCCTTCACCCGCGTTCCGGTGGACGCGCAGAAGTGCTCTTGAAAGTCAATCGCTTGTGCGAAAGGAGCCTCTTCGATGCAGCCAAGATCGACAAATCCGCGATACTTAGGCGGAGTTGCGGAAGCATCGAGAAGTTCGTTCACCCACAAACGAATGCCCCCAAGAGTGTAGTTGTAGGGACTTGGGCGCTCGTAATGAGCCATTGTTCCACACTCCTGTCTTTGTCCTTATCGAAGGCGTCTCAGTTCCTCAAGGAGAAACTTCCTCGCCTTGGACACAGCCTTTTGCAAGAAACGATTGGGCTTCGCTCCAGGGTGAAGTACGTGAGTGGCATATTGCTTGTAGAGATTCCCCTTACCCAATCCCTTCCTTTGTGCTTTGCTCCGTCTTCGACGAAGCGTGTCTGTCCCTTTCCGCAACAAAAAGTTCTTGTTAGGAAAGGCCAGTATTCCCCCCGCCCTCTTTGCGAAGATGAAGTTCGGGCCGAAGCCTTCAGTCAACGGCAACAAGTGCGGGGCATCCGAAACGACAGTAACGCTATCGCCACGGACGACAACACGGAGAGAATCGACTAGTCCTTTTCCTGTTTCTCTACGATAAGGACCGGGAGCATTCTTATCCCCGCGCGGTGCGGTTCTTCGAATCTCCTTTTCGAGTCTCACACCAACATTCCGCAACGCCTCGCGGAATTCTCTGCGGGCACGCTGTTTGTCAGTCCCAAGCATGACTGCCAATCTGCTTTCAGCCATCATGGAGTCCTAACATACTTAGTGGCCCACTGACTGCGGAGCCGGTACGTATCCGTTCTCTCATCGAATACGTTATCCTCAACCGACTCTTGCCGGAAAAGAGCGACATTGATCTTCAAATCCGGCACGGGAGACGGAACCACGGCTTGAAGAAGCCTTGGGGTCACGGCCAACTGAATGGCCCGGTGAACCAACCAAATGGTTTTCTTCTCCTTCGTCTGCCCTTTGTGAATCACATCGATCTGAACCGTCCCGTCGATCCTTCCGCAAGGATCAACAGTTTCGGCCAGCATGTTAAACGTTACGGCAGGCAGCTTGCCGTCTGTCAAATCCTCAAGCATCTTGCTGTCGGACGGATAAATCCGATCACCAACAAGCGGCCCAACGCCCGTGGTAGGATCGTCAGAAGCCACCAACGCGCGTCTAACAGCTTCCAAAATCTCGTAACTAATCGTTAGTGCCCTCCTCATCTTTATTCCCATTTCTGACTTGACTATCGCACGATTTTCGTGTAATAGTTAAGACATGAGATGGAAACAGATTCCAGGCTACGAAGGCTTCTACAGTGTCTCCCACACAGGACTTGTGAGAAGAGACACTACGGAAAAAATACTCAAGCCTTCGCCAACGGGCAAAACAGGATATGTAAGCGTTGATCTTTCCAAGAAAGGAAAGCGCAAACGCATAAACATCCATCGTCTTGTGATGCTTGCCTTCGTCAGTCCTTGCCCTCCTGGCCTTGAAGTCAACCACATTGACGGAAAAAGAACCAACAACAGACGAGACAATCTTGAGTACGTCACACGCTCTGAAAACCACCTTAACGCCTACAGAGACAGAGGCGTTAAAGTAAACCAAGGTTCCAACCACGGAATGAGCCGCCTTACGGAACAAAAAGTGAAACGCATTCGACGCCTTATTCGAAAAGGTTGGAGCCTCAAACGAATAGCCAAGAAGTTCAGAGTTGATCCTTCCTGCATTTCTAGGATCAAATCCTACGAACTCTGGAAACACGTTTAAGTATGACATCTCGGTCAGTTCTCCCCGTACCGGCGACACAACAGCCGGTAGAAGTCTTCTCTCGGATCGAAACGAACGCCGACAACAATGAACTCTTGATCCGCTCCGGTATGATCCGTGTCAAGAATCCTATCTTCCATTGTTGGCCGGAATTCCGTTTCGTCAAGCAACTTGAATTCTTCCTTCAACGCCCAAAAGACGACATCTCCAACAGCGATGATCCCCGAAAAGATCAACTCGGCTTCCATGTCCACGTCGCTTTTGTTTACAGTCAGTACGATCTTTTCAACGTCGTCTGTCACTTGCCAAGACGGCCCTGCAAATGTCTGAGCCTTGATTCGCGTGTACACAACACCTTTCAAATGGTTGTCTTGGCGAATGAGCATTTCACAGCGTCCACTTGCAGGGTTGTACTCCTTTCGTTTGATCGTGAACAGATTGCCCGATCCAGACGGCCAAGTAACCACGGAAAGGATGTTCGGGTTTACATCGTACACACTCAAAAAACGATCCGTGGGAAGAATCAATCCGCCGCTGTTGGCGATTTGTTCGTCATCCAGATTCGGCACACTGGCGGGAATGGCAGTGTACTGTTTCACCAATTCCCTTCTAGGCCGAATGTTTCCGCTTCCAAGGTCTTCCCGACAAAAAGCGTATTGGTGAAAGTCTACAAGAGGATCATTCAGCAATGAACGCTCTTGATGGAAAATTGATTTGAGTTCCTCGTTAAAGGTTACGACTTCACGAGGACCAAGCCCCTTTGGAAAGTTCGGAAGAAGAGCCAACTCAAATCTCCTTCAGCGGAACGATGGGTTTGGTGAACTCGGCGAACACCACATCGTCTGTCACAGGCTCGCATGTGCGATGAAAACAATGATCGCACTCTTGGGTAAAATCCTCAAAGATGTCTTTCGGCCATGCCGCGAGATGCTTTCTCAGACAAATGCGACACTTCAACACTCCTATGATGTACCTGTCGGGGTCGCCCTTCTCCTTTGGACAGTCAGCCCACGCGCACACGAAATCGTTGGGAACATCGATGTTGATCTCGCCAGCGAGAACGTCATCGATACATTTATCCCAACGTGCTTCCATCGTGGCGTCCATATCACGCTCTCCGATTCTTTTTCCCTGTCCGTTTCTTCGGTACACTTTTTCCACGTCCGCCCCGGACAAGTTTCTGCGATCCTTTTTCCATCTTCCCTTCTTTCTGAAGGGCAGACGTAGCGATGGCAAAAGCACGGCTTTCGTCGAAGCCTTGCCGCTTGAGTGCCGCTACTCTCTTGTCAAGAATTCTAGGCATCTGTCCTCACCTGAAGTTCGTTGGAGATGGCGATGCGCCCATTGTAGTCCGTCGTCCCAACGACGATCCAATAGACGGTATCGGGAGTCAAGTCACTCAGTCTAGCGGCGTTCTGCCACTGTTCCTGAGAGATGACAAGAATGGGTTCAAGCCCTTCTCTCACGCCTGGATTTGTCAAAGCGGAAGAAAGGCGCGTCTTATCTTCAATCTCAGGAAGCGTATCGATGTAGACAACGTAAGAGTAGAAGTCACTCACCGTTGCCCGCGTCCACTGGATGTCAATCGTCGTGTCCGTCTTCTTCAACAACTGAAGCGTTGTTTTCGGAGGAGTGTGTTGAACATCCGTAGGAACCATAGCATCGATCACAATATCTCGCCGGATGAGTTCTCCTTGAAGAATGCTCTCGTCACCGAGAGTGAGTTGAGAATCATCCAAGTAACGTTCGAACTGTTGCCGAAGTTCCTTTTTGATGAGCGCATTGTTTTTTACGCTTTGGCCTGGATCGGTTTTCCCGACACGAGAATCAATCAGGAAATACTTGGCGAAGTGGAGTAGGCGCGAATCAGTTACCATCATCGCGGCCCAAAGAAGAATTGCAGGTTCTTCAATGGGTTTCACTTCATCGAAACTTTGAATCTCTTCATTGAAGAGACGAGCGCCGTCAAAAAGAAACGCCGAGAGTTCATTGTCTGGTAGCTCATCGTGCGGCACGCTTCCCATAGAGCGCAACCGCCCGATGAGTTCCAGACGCTTCGGGGAATCGATCACACTGTACTGATCCAGCAACATCACTTCGAAAGACATCGTAATTCCCCTTACTCAAGCGTGATGGCGTTGTCTCCCTCTTCAAGCGCGTCTGCCACGAAACGGGGGCAAACGTATTTCATCCCGTCGAGAAAGCTGTTGTACACGTCCTGAAAACTAAACGTGCCTATCGTCGGTGCGGGATGGTGCGACTTCATGGCGCGAATCGTGACGAGTTCCGTACTGCGCGCCAAAGTCGGATTCGCATCCGTGGGTTGATATGTCTGCATGAACCTTTTCGCCGCGTTGTCGATCTTCGCTTGAAGAGCTTTTCGCTGACGAACTTTTTCCATCGTGTTCTGCGAGCGAAGACCGCCAGCGGAAAGAACTTCCGAGCCATCTTCTCGCAAAGCAGCTTCATCCACAAACTCAAACTCGTGCAGAAACTTTCCTGGCCTTGTTGATCGCGGCTGATTCATCTCAGCAACTTTCGCCGGGTTGTTCACGGCAGCGGAACTTTGTGGTACGATTGTTTCCGCTGTTGGAGAAGCAGACGGGGACGTGGCAGTAGCCGTGCCCACATCGCCTTTTCCTTCGTCCTTCGGTGCTTCGTTCGTGCCCGCATTCTTCGGGGGAGTTTTGTTGTCCTTCGCCATGGTCTTTCTCCTTTGTTAGTGAAAAATCGACACGGTTGTTTCGAGAGAGTCCACGTGTCATTCTCTCTACTCACATCCTCGTCTCCCTAGACGAAGGTGACTTTCTTCTGCCCTTGCGAAAGAACCGCCAACGCAGCGGTATTGCTTCCAACACGAGCAGTCACGTAGACATCTTCCGCCGCCGTGTCGGCGACGTAGCCGCTCACTTTCCCGTCAGCGTCACTCAACATCTCCACACCATCGTTTCCACCTGCCTCCGTGTCAAGAAGTTGACCAAGAGACATAAGGCCAAGAGCCGTGGTAGCGATGACAACTCCAGAAGCATCCAACGCGGACAGGAACACTTTCTTGTTGGAAAGAACATTTCCTTCCTGATCCTGCACGGTGAACTCAAAAGCCCCGCCCGCTTGATCCGCACCACCAACAGCACTTCCCGGAGCAACGGCAGTAGTGAAAACACCAGCCAACTTCGCGGCAGCAGCGCCAGTGAAATACATCTTGAAACGACTGGAAGGCATTCGCGCGTTCAGCCGAAGCGTTCCACCGTTGTCTGACGCGGCGATGTACTTGTCGAAGACGGCATTCGCGGCAAGAAGCGCGGCAAGTTCAGCCGCCGTGGTCGCGGCAGGCGTAGCGCCCACAAGACCATCGATGGAGACTTTCTTGTACGAAGCCCCGTTGTCTTCGCTGAAGTACGTGTTGAGAAGTTGGTCGGCAGTCACACTCATGTCGTAAGTGCCCGCCCCGGCATCGTGATTGGTCGCGCCACTGTGCTTTGTGACACCACCAAGGTCCGCTTCGTCAAGAACGCCGCCAATGACTTCAACAGGCGGCGATTCACGTTGAGGTTTATACCCGTCTCCGAAGACATTTGGATCGGCATCGTTGATTTGTCGGCTCATCCGATTTCTCCTTTTAGCACAAAGGAGGATAGGAACGGCTTTGAAACACTCGCCACCGTTGCCCCTATCCCCCTATGTACTGCGCTCCACAAAACAAGGCAAGGCCGGATTCCGGGGACCATTTGGTCTAAGCGGGTCATGCCCGCCCCCTCCACGCCATCATGCACGTACCGGCCAGGGGTCTGAGGAAAGTTCCCCGTGGTGGACATGGAGTGCAGTCCTTTGTGCCACCACGGCATGATGTAACCTCCCTGCACGGTTGCCTTGCTCACTCACGCAGACTCCAACACCAGACCATGCGCACTTTCGACCAAGCCAGTACCCCAAATGCCGTAGTAGGCAATGGAGTGCTTCCGCCCATGGTCCTTCACGCCATCGTCCCGCATTTCCGCTTCCAGGGAAATGGCAAGGCCAATCACGTGATCCCCGACGATGAGGGCCGAGTAAACATCGGCGTTCGTGCTGAACACGCCAGCGTCCACGCCGGTATCCTCGTTGTCGGTGTAGATCGATCCATCGGTGCTCAGAATCTTCCGAACCTGAGTCGTCTCGATGAAACGAACGTCTTCGATGCGCCCGATCTCCCCAAGGAAAATCTGATCGGGAGCGCCGTAGTTCGCGGCATTCACCCACGCCTGATCCCGACGAAGGAACTTCGCCTGATGAGGATGGATGAAACAAATGTAGGCATCCCCGTTGAACTTGGGAGCCTTGTTGGTTGCCAGGGTGGAAACAGCATCACGAATCAAGTCCACGTCGAAAGTGTCGGAACTCGTGATAGCGGCACGTCCGCTTCTGCCTCGCGCGTACAGCGCGCCAGGAACGGTGTACAGCGTATCGCGGATTTCCGCGTCCCGCGTCTTGGCGAAGTGCATTCCGAGCAGTTGCGCGGAACTCGCCAAGATGTCATCGAAAGACGAGCGAAGCAACAGTTCGCTCACCCCAATGGCTTTGCCTCGCTCGCCAACAGCGATGCTAATCTGCGAAGCGGCCAGGGCATCCGGCACGATGTCAACGTTCTCGGTGAGAACATTCGAGCCGGTGAGGGAAGAATACTTTAGGAACTTGATCGTCAGGCCCGGAAGGACGTTCAACTCTTCCTTCACACTCGCCACCTGTTCAAAGCGCAGCAAGGGTTGCGCCTGGAAGATGATTTCCTGCGAGTACACTTCCAGGATCGCTTCAGGAAGAGGAGTAGCGCCGCCACCAGACGCGATTGCGGTTGCAATGGCCATTGTTCTCTTTCTCCAAACAGTCTAGTCCCTCAAAGACTATCGGCTTGTAAGAGGATTTGGATTGCGCGGATAAATCTGCCGCACTCTGCTCAAAATCTTCTTACGATTAGCCGCGTAATCTTCAGGGGACATGTTTCTCACATCCTGGTGAAGTTTTTCTTCTTCGGTTTGCGCCGGGATGCCTTCGACGCCCGAAGTTGCCGGACGGGGAGCAGACAACGGCGTAGGAGCCGCCGGTTGCACCCCATTTGCAGCGGGGACGCTGTGCGTTTGTGGCATGGTGGCAGTAGGGGTGGTCCCCTGTGGCGTCTGTGCGGATTCAGACGATGAAGCATTCGCCGCCGGTTCTGCGCTCGAAATTGCTCCGGCAGGGAAATATCGAGCATAGACAGCCTTTGCCTCAAGAGCACTCGCGCGAAGTTCTTCTTCCGTCGAGCCTTTCACGAGTTCAGCAACAATCTTCCCACCCGCTTCATCGATGAGTCTTTGACGGAAAGCAGCTAAGCTGTCGCCTTGCAGGGCCGAGACGCGAGAAGTGAGTTCCCTGATCTCGGTAGTGTACTGTGCACGCTCTTCATCGAACTGCTTCTTCATTGCGGCAGTGGCTTGGGCGGCTGTGTCCTCGATCAACGCTTGGACATCAAACCCAGGATTATCTTCTTTCTTTGCTTTTGAAGAAGCCTTTTCGACTTTCGCCTTCAGCGTGTCAACAGCACTTTGAAGTTCAGCGTTCTGATCGGTCAACAGCGTAACGTTCTGCTTGAGAGTTCCGTTCTCCGACTCGTAATGTTCGAGTTTGGAAAGTTTGTCGTACAACTTTTGCTTCTCTTGCTGCCGAACTTTTTCGAGTTCAGCTTTCACGTCGGCTGGATACTCCGTCTTCGTTTGCCCATCCCATCCACAAGACGGACAACGGGCTTCGGGAGTCGGAGTAACCTTCTCGACAACAGCAGGCGTTGCCGCTTGATTCCCCTCTGCCCCAAGACGCTTCTTCTCTTCGGCGGCTTGAAGCGCAGCCGTCGCTTTTGACGCGGGGATTCCACTAGTCGTTTCCATCTCTCGTCTCCTTCTTGTTCTTAGTCAGTAGTCGGCAACTCCACACGATCCACGTACTACCTGCCAGCGGGCTTCGAACGAACGGTGGTGCCCCTGCCGACAGGCTGAGACAGTCCAGCGCCTTGCATCCGGGTCACGCGCTCGCCGTCCATCTTCGAGCCTTGCTGCGTGCCCTGTTGCTGGAGCATTCCGGCACGGAACGCCCCTTCCATTACGGACTGATCGCTGCCACCAAGGTAGTCATCGCTCAGACCGTGAGTGAAACGAGCCATGATCTTTCTCCTTCCCGAAACAAGTCTACACGAAACTTCACGATGCGCCGTGCTTCCCAGTCGTCCCTACGCCCACGGTCAGTGCCCTTACGGTAGTGTACCGATTATTCGGTTATCCCCGAAAATGTCAAGGACTTTCTCCCCCGCCTACACCCTCTTCCGTCTTCTCCATTTCGGACAGTAGCTCGTCATAGGCTGTATCCTGCGCCTGGAAAGAGGCTTCCAGTTCAGGCAGGTTCAATCCGTATGAGCCGAGCGCGTACACGTTCAGATTCACGGGACGCTCGCCGAGAGCCGCCACAGCGCGTTCAACGTCTTCGGCCAACGTCTGTCTTTGATCTGCGAGGATTTCCAGCATCCTCCTCTTCACGTCCTTGACACCGAGAGTTCTCAGTGCTCCCGCTCTGGACTCCAATCCTTGCTCCATCTTGGCGACAAGCATGTCCACCACGAGTTTTTCATCTCGCGGCAACGGGGAGTTGAACTCAATTCCCGTTTCGTACATCCTCGTCTTGTCCTGGATTTGTTCTCCGATCTTGACGCCGAAGCGTTGATCCAAAATCTGAAGAACGATCTCGTTCGCCTGGACGATGGAACTGCCGTATGTCGTGTACTTCCTTCGAGTCTTTTCGATCAAAGGAAGATAGGTCACTTCCAACGCGGCGGCAGATGTGTTGCTGATTTCTTGGATCGATCCCAAGGAGTTCTCGGGCGTATTGGAGATTTCATGCAAGGACAGCTTCAGGAACTTCAAGTGATTCACTGCCGCTTCAAGTTCCCCTTCCAGTCCCAAGTTCTCCACTCTCGCCTTTTCAGGAAGGCCGGACCATACCTGATTCGGCGACTTCTCAAGTTGCTGCGCTCTCGCTCCGAAGATGAGGGTTGTCGGAGCGGAATGATACTTGATGATCGAATCGATGTCGTTAGCCGCTTCATTGATGTGCTCATTCAAAGGAATGATGTCGTCAATGTCGGACTCACCAAAGAACGAACTTGCGATAGGGATGTTCCTCGTATGGACGACAGGAATCCGGCCAAGGAAGTTCTTCCTTCTGGAACCCGGAATCTCGTCCCGGTTCCAATACTCAACGACTTCTCTCCGGGTGATGATGATGGAGTACAATCCAAGCGGGCGTCCGCTTCTCAATGTCATGGCCCGCAAAGGTCTGTCCGAAGAGTTGAACACAGTCGGGAACTGGATGAGAACGGCATACATCTCCCGTTCGTCGCTTTCGTCGTAGATGGGGTGGACATAAGAACTGTTTATATTGCGAATGACGATCTTTTGCTGATCGAGAGGGAGAGGCTTTCCGTCCACACCACGATCTTCGACGGTGATGTAAAGAAAAGCATCGCCTGTCACAGCGCCCATCTGTCCGTGTTCCCAAAGCATCTTGTCTCTATCGTTGGCTCTCCACACCATATCGAGAAGCGGAACAATGTTTTCGTTCCCCGGTGGTGTAGTGATCTTAAACCCGGAGCCAAAGAGCCAATCGACGGACTTGTTTATAATGGGACGACAGTAGTTGATGGCGAGTTTTCTTTGCCCGTCAATGGTTCGAACTTCGAAGTGTTCTCCGCGATAAAAGCGCCAGTTGCGCTTGTAGCGAGCAAGGCGTGTATGCGTGTAGTCTCGGGAGTGATCTTCAAAGAAAGTTCCGGTAACGTCCAAGACATCGTTCCCCGACAAAGCAGAATCGAGATACGTATCGGTACGTCCCGTGAAAGTCTTTCTCAAGAAGCCAAGCACTTTGCTCATGGTCTAACCTCACTCTATTAGTGTGCCGAAAATTCGGTACACTACTTAGCCCTCTTGCGTCCAGCGGCAGCCATCTTGGCCATCTTCTTTGCGCCGAACTTTTTCCGGCCTATGACAGCGGCCAAAGCCTTTGGGTCTTCAATCCCGTCTTCCTGTCTTCCCAAGGATCGTTGAAGCCGTTGAAAACGTTTCCCGGTTCCCAACTTGGGCAGCTTCTTTTTCTGTCCACGTCCGCCACGCTGTGCCATTACGCTATTACCCCCGCTCCTACCATGAAGTTCTGTTGAACTTCGATTTCGCCCGTGTCTGCCGGTTCCTGCGCGCCGTAGGCGGCAAGCATGAGAGAAACAGGGTAGTCGTCATGCGCTCCCGGTTCGTCTGGATGCTCGCACACCATGTAGTTGTTCTTGTACAACTTTCTCAAGTCCAACATCTCTCCCACGAAGCGCCTGAAGTGTCTTGACTTTCTCGCCTTCTCTCCGGCAGGGAAGGAGAGTCTACCCGACATGAGATCGGAATGCAATATCTTAAAACCATCCGACTTCGAAGCCGGGGTGAACTTCACTCCCTGCACTTCGACAAATCCCATTTCAGGCGTTCCATCCGCCCCCTTCCCGCGATCAAACTCGCTGTAGTACACGGTGAACTTGTCAAGTCCCCATTCCCCCACACCTGTTGCATCGAGAGTGATCTTCCTCAGTCCTTTGAAATTGGAGAGGAAGTTCACAATCTCGTGGAATTGGTGCTCGTAGTTGTCGCCGAGAAGCATGTGCCAAGCAACGACACGCTTGTTGTAGGCGATCCAATGGAAACTCCCTTCAGGCGTGTCAACCCATTCATCAGCGACGGGAGTTCTCCAATCCACGTCCATTACGGTAATCACACTTGGATCGTGGATTTTTCCGAAGTCAATCCCGGCGATCTGAGTTGTCACACGAGAAGATCGGTGCCAAATCTCGTGATAGCCGCCGTGCGTCTTAGCGATTGCGGGCGTCATAAGCTGCTTGTCCGTGATGAACTGTCCACGCTCAAGCAACCATTCGCAGCAATAGCTAAGACGGAACTCATCGCTGTCTTCACCAAGGCGAACTTTTTCTTTCTTGATGTAGTCCCGATACATGGAGTTGTACTTTTGACAAACAAGATAGTCGTATCGGTAGTGGTTCTTCGCTTCGCCTTGCGCGTACAAACGCTGATTGGACTTGATCGACGTGTAGAAATCAGACTTCTCCGTCGAACAAGTTCCGATCTTCACAATGACGCCGTTGTACGCGGCAACCATGGGATGAAGGCTGTTACCTGTTACGATTCCATTAGCAATGACAAAATGCCGTTCATCTGGAACAGTCACGCAGTATGTGGGTTTCTTTCCGATATGTCTGACGGATTTAACACTAACAAACTGTATGTCTTCAGGATAAAACTGACTTCTACTCCGCCCTCTTTTTCCTTGAATAGTGCGGATACCCGCTTCAAGAGCGTCTTGTTTTGGCCCTAAGTTAAACTGCTTATGAAATTCACGCACATCTTCAACAGACTTTATATGCAGTCGGTACATATAGGTGCCTAGACGTTCTTTTATTCCCGGCAAATTCCCTGTGCTTTCCACGAAACCTTCGAACTTAGCACATTGAATGCCGAAGTGTAACAAAGTTTTCCGAAGGCCGTCTACAAGATACTCTGAACAGTTGGAAAATGAAACAACAGGTTTCACAGTCGGATTTTCTATACTGCCGTCAGCTATAATCAACCCGGAAGCAAGTCCGCGCAGAAATTCTAAGCTCCAAGGAAGATTGGGTATACGCTTGTTCTCACGCTTTGCCCCCCAAACGCCGATTTTTTTCAGCCATTCTGTCAACTTATTAGAGCCTTTCTTGTTTCCAGGCGAAGTAAGCCCACATTCAAGCATTCCACTAGATTGCTCGTTATAGACTACAGGACGCACGCCGAATTCATGCGGACATATACGGTCAAGTAGTTTCTTTACAGAAGGCTCAACAATTATTTGCGGCTTATCGCCAGTGAAACATCCGTCACCAAGAAGCAAGCCAAGCAAGAATCCTCGATCAAAGTTCCCTAAGACACCTGCTGCATTATTCAATCGTGTAGGAACAGCCATTTGCCAGCCGGGCTGGATTTCGTAAGTCAAGGCTTCGAAAGGAACCCTCCGAGTTCTGCTGCGCACAAAATGCCGGTGATTGGCCGTAACGTCTAAGTATCTTCCTCCTGCTAATGTCACACGATACACGGGTTGCACACCATTATCATGGTACTCAATATCACGAGACTCAAAAAAGCCAGAAGGAGTCAACACAGGCAGTTTCTTTTTGACAACTTCTTCCACAGGAACTTCGATTCCTCCAGAAGTAATGAAAAGCGTGCCTTCAGCAAAACACTTCCTCACCTTCAGCGTCCCGATGTCTTGCGCCTCATCAAGAATCAGGATGTGGTACGTGTCGCCTTCGATGTGTGACTGTTCCGAAGCCGACTGAGAACGAATCCGGCTTCCATTCGAAAGACGAGTCTTGTTGGCGTTGCCGATGTCAAGGGCAACGTTCAATTCGGCGGCTACTTCCTTCGTGGTGTCCGTTTCGAGCGTGTCACGAAGGCGACTGTAAACGATGTCAGCCTGTTCCTGTTTCGGCGCGTAGATGCCGACAACGACACCGTACTTGTAGCCGCGATAGTTGCCTTGCTCGTCGGTACAGTTCAAGCGCCAATCGTCTTCGAAGATTTTCATTCTCGCAAGAAGCGGAAGAATCAAGCAGCACGCGGCGAGAATGTCCGCAATCAACTGAGACTTGCCGGACTGCCTAGCCCAAAGCGCGGTAAGCATGTCGCCGTCATGGAGAAGAACGGCTTCCACAAAACGATAGCCGAACTCCTTCTGATACTTGAAGTGCCTCTTCTGAGAAAGGATTTCGGCAAGACGGAGAATACGCAAAACAAGACTATCCAACGGCACAGTCGGTTGACTGGTTTCCCGCGTGCAGACACGCGGTGCCATGGGTTCCATAAGACTGTTCACGGATTCCGCGTCTCCAGTTCCTTCTGAATGACTTTCACGTCTATTTGCATCTGTTGCTGGCGCGTGTCCATCTTTGTGTTCCACGCCTTCTGTTCTTCCATGTGCCGCTCGATTCTCTTGTACGCTTTCTCGGTGATCTCCTTGTTGTGCTCGTTATCTTTCTGCAAGTCCTTGATGTTGCCGTGGTTTTCCCAACTCCGCTTGTTGACCGGCAAAAGGCGCTCTTCGTTTCTCTGAATGCCTTCTTTGTTCTCTTTCACATCCCGCTGCATCTGAAGAAACGTGTAGTAGAATCCGATGATCGCGGCGCATAGCGCGAGCACGAACTTAATCAATTCAAATCCATGCTTCGACGCATGTTTCTTCAGCGTTGAAGTGTTCATACAGGCGCACTCCTGTTGCTGACCCTCGCTACGTAAGGAGTGAGAGCCGCTTGAACATCCGGCAACGACGGCTTCCTGATGAAATCCCGTTTGCACTCCGACATGAGATTCCACGCCATATCCGTGCTCAACGGTGTCCAAATGACGACGAGAGTCTTGATTTCAGAAAGAACAGCGATAACTTCGTCTGCATCGATTGTGGACAACACATCCGCCAAAATCAAATCGTAGGTTTTGTTTTCCAGCCTACGTTTGAGTATGTATATATTGGGACATGTGTCCACGAACGCTTGCGGAACGAAACCTGCGATCCTCTCCGCAACATGATTCGCAAAAACCCTATTGGAATCGAAAACGAGAATGTTCATCGCTTTCCTCTCCCGCTACGTGTAGTTGCTATATCCCATTCGTTGAACTCTTTCCGGGTCAAATAGATTCCCGGAAAACCTGAAACAGTCGCGTCAAGATCGTTGATGTCCTTCTTGGCGTCATCTATCCTCTGGTAGAGATGTCTCACATCTTCACGGTGTTTCTCTTCGTGAGCGATCAATCTTCCTTCGACTTCTTTCAACTTGCCCCAAAAGAGCCGCCCAATAACAAAGATCAACGTTCCAACGACAGCTAAGAGCGCCGAAAGGAGCGTAAAAATGATCGTCATTGTGTAGTTGTCACCTTTCATCTCACACTCCTATCCGCTGTAAGTCACGTCGCCTTTGATCTTGAACACGCCTTGAAGAACTGTGTGAATGTCGCCAGAAGGCAACTCTACTTCAACGTCATACACGAAGTTTCCGCAATAGTTCAACTCCCTTGTGTCAGCGGGAACAAGATAGATTTCGAGCACGCCATTTGTTGGATCGGTGATCGCGGCTTCGCCAGCAACGGCAGAAGACTTCTCGATCAAAGCTGTGGTGTTGAAGTCCTTTCGGACGGTGAATCGCGCTGTGCTTCCGGTGATGTCAAACACAACGCCGTCAACGTCCTTAACGGTCACTTCAAGCGTTTGGTTGTCACCCCTGAAGATTTCAACGTCCATCTTCCGCTCCTTAGACGCAACAGCACTTTAGGGTGCCGACAAGTTGGCTCTTGTCAACAATGGTTCCTTTCAAGCCGGTTCGCTTGACAACGATTGTTCCCGTCAAAGGAAAGTGCAGGCACAAGTTTCTTCTCGGCCTGCAAATCATTCCCTTGGTTGCCAAACACACGCCTGAAGCCATCGTACTACTCCTTGACCACCTGATACGTAAGCATCTCGTCGTCCACGTTGTACGTCGCCGATACGGAGTATTCCGCGAGAACGTTCGTGTTCGCGATGGTATCCGCCTTGGAAGGGTATATCCTGATCGTCGCGGAAGTCAAGTTGTGTCTCGCGTCATACACCGGAGAGAAGATTCTGAAGTTCTCTTGGACAAGCCCAAGGACTCTTTGCAAGAGGGTCAGAAGGGAAGTTACGTCTCCGGTAACTGTATCGACGGCAGTCCGAATGGAATCCAGATCGTTTGCTTCCACGAGCACGGTTTCAAGTTCGGTCGAAATGTATTCGTCCAGCGTCGTGTGTCCTGCATCGGTGTACGTCACGAAACGAGCGTTGTACTTCCCTACGGCAGTGAAGGTGTAGGACGCTTCATAGTAGCCGCCCGAACGATGCGGAAGATCGACAGTGACAAAGGGTGTTGCCGATCCGGGAATGAAGATTTCCACTTGAGGAAACTTCGTGGTTTCCCTATCAGCCAACTGAAGGCCCAAAGAAGTTGTCTCGTCTTTGACGCCACGTATCATTTCAAGAACCTCGTTGCATCCGGCGCTGTCAACACTGCCTGTCTCACTTTTTCCGGCCACATGCTTTGCTTGCTGAACATTGGATTGTTGCAGGCCACGGAACAACAAATCATCGGGAACTGCAAGAACGCATCCGCTAGATAGACTCTCTGCTTGAATCTATCGAACGGAAGAAAGATCGCTGTCAGAGAAGCCTTGATTTTCCTCTTCGACGGAGCATGTCGCTTGATCTTGTCACAGCAGAAAGCGCCAAGTTCGGTGCAATACGAAGCGGGCTTACCGCTCGGCTTGAAATCGAAGTTGTAGCCGATGCCGGATTGACTCAATGCGGCATCAACAATGATCTGCGCTTCCGAATGCACGACCCACGGACGAACGACAGCGGCATAGTCGGAATGGAACAGAAGTTCTCCCAAGTCTTGAACAACCACTCCTTCGCTGATCGCGTGTGTAATCGTTCTTACGAACGTCCCCACTTGTTGTCCGCCCGTATGAACTCTGTCCACTCCAAGAGATCGAGGTTTGTAGATGAACTTCGTTTTCTGATCCCTGTATCCGGTGACAGGCCCGGTAAACACAGCAAGATGTTTCCATGCTCCAGGAATGAACTTCGCGGAACCAATATAGTGTCTGGATTGTGTAAGGATGAAGTCTCCGGGCTGCATGAGACTCGTAAAGCAACGGTAGTCATCCCATGTGAAATGCACTTTTGGCATCCCGTAGACAACAGCGGGCCAAAGAAGCGGATTCAGACAGAGACACTTGGGAGAAGCCCAAATGTCGCCGCCAAAAGCCGCTAGCCTCGCCTGAATGTTCATTCCTGTTCCTCACACGCTTTCCACGTCGAGCACTCCGTTGTCACAGACAATGCGGAAAAGAGCACCTGTTGTTTTGTCCTTTATCAAAAGCCTGGAAGGAATGTTACCTGGAAAAGCGGCCATCCAATCTTCGTTCATAAGAATTTCCTTGATGGCCGCGTTGTCGTACACGTCATATGAGTCGAATAGTTCTTGGGGCGGGAGGAATTCCACCACGACTCGTGTTCCGTCGATTGACTTCAACATGGTGCCGAGCGACAACGACGTGGACACGTCAATCATCTCTTGCGTGATTTCGGTAGAGGGAACGATTGCGTATGCTACATTGCTCACGTGTTCATCCTCCCGCCAGGAGGGTAGTTGTTCCTAAACGGGGACGCGGGGAAGTTGACCATCGTCCCATTATTGCTGTTGACGGAGTTGTCCGTGATTGTCGGAGCGGTGTCTGTTTGGTCACAGCGCCACCAGCCGACAAGATTCGCGGATAGACTATGGAAAGTCGGATCGGACGGAGTTCCGGCATTATAGAGTTCGCGGACTTCTTCAGCCGTCAACTCAGCGTTCCAGATTGTCGCGCTCGTTGAGAATCCATCGAAGAATCTGCTAAATCCGTCACGGGAACTTATGGCAAGATTCGCCGCCGCTTCGACTATGGTGGCCGTCAAGTTGTCTCCCGTGATGTTGTTCCGCGTTAGTTCCTTGCCGTCCAAATACAGCTTCACACCTGAAGCCGCGCTGCTTCCGTCATAGGTCACGCACACATGATGCCACAGGCCGTTGTTGACTTCTCTGTAGCCTATGGGAAAATCCACTTCGATCCCGTTCAAGGTATCCGTACTCGTTATGCCAACGACAAAATCGGGATTAGACGGACGGTAAACAAGCGACCAACCTCTCCTTGTTCCTCCGTCCAGCCGCTTGCTCAAAAGAGCGCCGACAGTGGAAAGTTCAAGAGTGCAAAACCAAATGCCGAAAGAAAACGAGTCCAGCAGGTCGAACTGAATCTCTGCCGGATTCCCGATGTCAATCCAGTCGTTGACTCCATCGAATTCAAGAGTCTCTGTCAATGCCAGGGCGGAAGCAACAGGTATGCCCGCGATCAACTTTTCCTGGTCCGTAAGACCACCA